GTCATAACCTACCAACACAAAAGAGGATTTAAAGTCATGAGCGATTACCAAATCATAGCACTATTCGACAGATTACGGCGACGTTAGAATAGGGGAATAATACTATGGTAGAAATACCTGACGACATGGATGTCCCTGCAATGCGCCGGGATACCAGCAAATTAGAAAATGTTAGATGGTTGCTGAGAAATTTAGCTATTCGTAATAGCAATAATCCTAAATTTTCTAGTGTTATCAAAGCGTTACAGAAACATGACGCAGGTGCGTTCGTATTGGATTTGGAAGGATAAGTACCAATGGACACTACAGCACAAGTTAAGGTGGCCGGTCAGGTCCAGTATGGTCGTAGCATGGCCCCGGAAGGGGAATGTGCATATTGTGACGCACGGCGCAAGGAAGGAGCTACATTCTTCCCCGATCACGACGCAAGCCGCAACTGTCAAAGTGGTAAACGCCACCATTGTAGTTGCGATACCTGTTTTTAGACCCACTAGTGAGGTGAGTGATAATGAATGATATGTTACATATAAAATACCTAAGCTCTAACAAGAGATGGTATTGTGTCGCTGAACCTCACCGCCCATTTGGGCCATGGCATAAAACAAGAGAAGATGCTATGCGATGGTTAATAAAGAATGGCATCATTCGTGAACCTATCAGCCAGGATTTTCAGGAGAAATAATAATATGGTTGACAAAAACGCACTGTATGACATGGAACAACTTGTTATCGCGGAATACTGTGAGAACAAAGGTATTGACGAAGAGAACATTTCCCCCGGCTTGATGGAACTACTCTTGGATGAAGCCTACGAACGTGTAATTGAGGGATGGGCTGCACGTATGGACTACGAAAGAGAACTGAAGAGGGATAGACAGCTATGACTACAGATGGCTTGAAAGTGTTTGTTTACTTCAACCTGCACAGAAACCTGTGGAGTATCAAGGCTTTAGAAGGCCCGATGAAGGGTAAAGTCATTGACCACCAGCGTCAGGTGTACCTTGAACGGTGTACCTTTAAGGTCAGTGAGGCAGGACGCCAGCGTGTATTGAGAGAGAAGAAAAAGAATGTACATGCTGGCATAGTGGGCTATCTGTCCAATACAGAGGCTGACCATGTGGCACCGCCAGGGTTTAGTTGTCCAATAGTGTACAACCCGTACAAGTTTAAGGGGTTTATGGGTGTATTTTTTTGGGAACAGGACGATAGTTATATCCCGGCTCTATATGCCGGTAAGATTTTTATGTATTCAGATAAAAAGACAGGGGGCCATGTAAGGGGACAGGATGTGGTATTAGATAGAGCAGGATCATATATCACATGTGTCCCGTGATTAACACAAACCAATCCAGATGCGAAAGGGTGTAGTAACATGAAAAGTTTAACAATCAGCGTGATAGGTTTAATGCTTGGTGTTCTTTGCACATATGAAGCCATTAATGTATTGGCACCAGAAGGTTATCTTCTTTATCTTGGTATGCTGGCTATCGGTCCATTGGTAACGGTTATATCAATAGCCCGTATATTCAATGCTAACGTGGACATTGAAGGGGAGGACTGATGTGCATCCTTCGTTGGAATACAATGGGGACCAGGAGGGGCACGTAATAGGAAAAGATGTTGTATTAGATAGAGAGGGTGAACAGCATGACAAAGCGGTACTTCATAGCCTTAACGAAAACTCAGTATGAAGTAGTAATCCGGAGGAGGTTAATTATGAAAAACAAACTTGCAATTCTACAGGCCGTTATCGGGCTTGCTATGGGCACCCTTGTAACCTTTGAAGCCCTCCGTGTACTAATCCCAGAAGGGTACTGGCTGTACCTAGCTGGCTTGTTGGTTGGCCCAGCGTTGGTGTACATCTCAATTGGGATGCTGTGGCGTCTAGATGTGAGCATTGAAGAATGAGATTCTTTGACGAAGAGGGTAGAGAGACGTTTATCATTGAACCTTCTAAAGGAACATTAGGGTACGATATTCTATTTGACAACTGCTACATGGAAACCGTACAATCTCTTACCGAAGCATTCAAGCTTTATGAAGACACACTCAAACTGAGGACAAAAACATGGTCGGTATTACGGCGCACCGCGTAACTGGTCTGAACATTAAGACAACGGACGTTAAGGAACCTTGTGGCTACGGAGTTAAGCCGTACAAGTACGCTGTACTTAGAGTTGAGGGAGAAGACGGCCTAGTGTGTGAACTTACGCTGTTCATCGCCCCTGGCTCAGACTTTATTGTCACCCAAGAAGGGGAGACGCGCTAATGACAACGATAGCATCTATTGTGTTTAGCCTAGTTATCTTTGCGGGTAACAACGGAGGCATCACTACCACCACAATCGCAGACTTCCAGACTCAGGCTTTATGTGAGGAATCTAAAAAGAGTGTAGAGGAGCAGTTCAGACACAGTACATTCAGAGCAACTGTATTGTGCGTAGCTATCCCAGCTTTTACGATGACGAATTAATCAACTGTTAACTGGACAAAAAGGAATTTTGCTATGAAAAGCATCACCTCTAATCGTACTACCATGCGTCACGGCGGTCTTCGTGCGGGTTCGTTCACCAAGCACCTCTCAAGCGGAGCCGATCTGCTTGATATGTCCACCCGTGAAGTTAACTTCCAAGTACTCACAGACGATGTTATGTCTGTCGGCCTTGGTGTCCCCTCCTTGGACAAGAAGATGCTCATTAAGAACTACGATAAGGAAACCCCTGCTCAGTACATGTCGGTGGTTAACAAGTCGTATCGTGTTGTAGAGAACCGTGAAATCCTCCAACCCCTACATGAACAAATGATTAACTTCTTTGATCCACTGGTCCTAAACGACGTTAAGGTCACCGATACTGTCACTAAGAACTATACCAAATGCTATTCAGAGTACCTATTCCCCAAGGTATCCCGTCCAATTGAGACAAGGAACGGTCATAAGACTGACTTTGAGTTCCGTGTTATCGTTAAGAACACCTTCGACGGTAGTGGTTCTGCTGTCCTGTGGTGCGGTTCCATTGACCTGTTCTGCATGAATGGTCGCATCAGCGGTGAGTTTGACGTAGCCAAAGCCCGCCATAGCCGTAACTTCACGGCGGATGGCTTCATGGTTATCCTCCAGAAGTCTCTTGAACGCTTTAATAACGAAATGGCCCTGTACCAGGAATACGCTGATAAGAAGCTGGCGGCTGTTAAGCCGGTGGAAGCCCTCTACAAGGCTCTCACAGCAGGGTCCAGTGAGGTTAAGGAGCAGAAGCGGTCTGACACCCTATCTGATCGTCTCTTCGCTCAGTACGGCCAGGAATCGGCTGTACGGGGACATAACCTATTCAGTGTCATGTCGGCTCTCACTCACTACGCCAGCCATGACGATGAACGCTTTGGTCTGCGGGCTAACGCTACTGCCGATAGCCTGTACAAGCGTCAGGAGAAGGTATCTTCCTGGCTTAACAGTAAGACTTGGCAAGAGTTCGTTAAAGAAGCTGTTCTTGCTTAATACGTCTCAATTACTTTAAGGGTAGGACTACTATGGCTAAAAAGAAATATGAACTGACTGGCGAACATAGGAAGATGCTCCCGGTGTACCGTGACAAGTGGATTGCTAACGCAATGTCCACCAAACAAATGGACCAGCATGACAAAGACCAAATGGTTAACGCCGTGGAGGGTTTGTATCGTAGTGCTGGGCTAACACCACCACCGCGCAATCGTATCGTGTTTGTTCAATCTCCGTTTGTTATGCGATTTGCTGGTGGTTTTGCTGCTGCTATTTGGCACCTTCGTAACAGCGCCACCAGCAACGCCATCTACGCCGCCAGAGCCGCCACCAGCAACGCCACCAACGTCGCCACCTACGTCGCCACCAGCAACGCCATCAGAGCCGCCACCAACGCCGCCACCAACGACGCCACCAACGTCGCCACCTACGACGCCACCAACGCTGCCACCAACGACGCCACCAACGTCGCCACCTACGACGCCACCAACGCCGCCACCAACGCCGCCACCTACGCCGCCACCAGCAACGCCATCAGAGCCGCCACCGGCAACGCCACCAGCAACGCCACCAGAGCCGCCACCTACGACGCCACCAGAGCCGCCACCTACGACGCCACCAGCAACGCCACCTACGACGCCACCCACGCCGCCACCAACGCCGCCACCTACGCCGCCACCAACGACGCCACCAACGACGCCACCAGCAACGCCACCAACGACGCCACCTACGACGCCACCAACGTCGCCACCAGAGCCGCCACCGGCAACGCCACCCACAGTAACGCTACACTTAGTGAAAGTTGGTATAACTTAGATATTCAGCAGCTTGTATCTTTGGCTAAAGACTTATTTGGAGGTAACTATAAGTTCGCTTTAAAATGTGCTTCCGAAGCGTGGCGTATGGAACAGGGGGGAAGCCAGTGGAGTTACTGGGATGCTTTCCTGACATTCTTCCGCGATGTGGCTAAACTCCCCATTGACTATTCAAAATACAACTATTGGGAACTAGGTAGTTTACACGGTGGAAGACGTATTATGCACGAAGAGTTCTGCATTATATCTGATCGTCCAGAAGTTCTCCTTGTGGATGACCAAAACCGCCCTCACTGTGAGAATGGTCCGTTCTGTAAGTGGCGGGATGGTACAGCTATGTATGCTTGGCACGGTGTTTATGTCCCAGAGAAATGGATTATGGATAAGTCAACAATCACACCAGAGATAGCTCTAAAGCATGAGAACGTTGAACTGCGCCGTGCTGCTTGTGAGATTGTCGGATGGGATCGTATTCTAAGCGAACTAGACGCAAAGACACTTGACAAAGACGAAGACCCTGAGATAGGGGAACTGGTTGAAGTAACCATCCCTGATATTGGTAAAGAGAAGTTTATTCGTGTAACCTGTGGTACTGGACGTAGGTTTGCTATTCCTGTACCCCCAGAGACTAAGACCGCAATTGAAGGGAATGCCTGGACCTATGACATTCCTACAGACCTACTTAAAATGAAGGAGTTCCGTACATGAAAATCGTAACAAACAAACCTTGTTTCCAAGGCGACCTTATGATCCGCCGTATTGATGTTGTCCCCGCCGCCGCTGTTAAATCAGATGCACAGGAGGGGTTCCACGTAGTCGCTCATAGTGAGACAGGTCACAACCATGTTGTGCTGGAGCGTTCAGCACAAATGTTCATTGACCAGACTAATGCGTTCATTGCTTACTTGGACGTAGCTGACGAAGCTGTTATTGAACACCTGCGTAGCTTTGACACCCACGAAGCATTGAAACTACCGGAAGGAAAGTATGAAGTACGCCGTCAGCGTGAGTACATCCCGGAAGGCTACCGTAAAGCGGCTGATTAATAAGTTATACATTAGAGTGGATAGTGTGTAATATAAAGCACATTATCCACTCTCTCTCTCTCTCTAAAGGATTACAAAACAGTCATGCTTACATTAGTCAAAGATCAACAACCATCAAAGATGTACAACTACCGTGAGTACAGTGACATCCCCCAGCACATGCAGGAGTACGTCATTGGCGTAGCACAAGTAGACGACATCAGGGACTTATATCTCAATGATATCAATGACTTCTTGAATGGTCTTATTGAGTGGAATGAGGAGCGGAATGTATGAAACCCATAGTAGCTTTTACAGTTATAATTGTTGCATCACTTTTTATTCTTCCCATCTTGTTTATGTCCCAAATAGAAGACGCTTACACTCAACACCAGGAGGTGATTGAGGCTGAACAATACACACAGGGTAGTAACCTGTATGTAGAAGACATTACCTGTCTTGCTGACACAATCTACTTTGAGGCACGGTCAGAGAACATCCTTGGACAGTTAGCCGTAGCACAGGTTGTTATGAATAGGGTGTTTAGTTCCAATGGGTTAGACACCATATGTGATGTTGTCTATAAAGGAAAGATGTCTAAGTCTGGACGTATGATAAAGAACAAGTGTCAGTTCAGTTTCTATTGCGATGGAAAACCTGAACGAATCCATGACATTGAAGGCTACAATCAAAGTAGTGTGGTAGCTGCACTAAGTATGTCTGGTGTTTATATTCAAGGACTTGAAGAAGCTACTTCATTCCATACTGTAGGTAGTAAACCTAAGTGGGTGAAACAAAAGGTGTTTCTTCGCAGAGTTGGTAATCATATGTTCTATAAGGGATAGTTAACATGTCTAGGTACCTTAGCTCATTCTATCAAGCAGATGTAGACAAGGAGACTGGTGAACTGTTCTGCTTCATGCGTAGACCAGCACTAAACTTTGAGAACGGTGAGTTTAAATTGAACTTACTATTGGACTTAATAAAAGCAGCACAAGAAGAATACAGACACGAAAAGAAGAAACTTGAAGATAGCGCCCCTAACCTTACTGCTTTCTTTAAGAAACATTACCTAGACCCTGCTACTGAAGAAGCTCTTAAAGATTACCGTAAAGAAGGTGATGCCTTTATAGCTGAAATGAGAGAGAAAAGTGAACGAATCCAAGCACATTCCGTACTTGTTGCAGATAGCAAGTGACATAGTTGATCCAGTACGTTGTTTCAGGCTGGCTGCTGGTGTTATCTACAAGAACCAGATCATGGGGTTGGGTATTAATAGATGGAAGAGTGACCCCATGCAAGCTAGGTATTCTAGACACGAAGAAGCTATATATCTTCATGCTGAGATAGCTGCTATAAAGAACTCTTTAAGAGTCTTGGATGTAGAAGAATTAAGTAAGTGTAATATGATTGTAGTTAGAGTGAAAAGAAATCACTTGACAAACACTTTTGAACCAGCTAATTCTAAGCCTTGTTCTGGTTGTTACAGATGTCTTAAAGAGTTTGGTATAAAGAAGATAACTTACTTCAATGAAGAGAAGGTGTTGATCAATGGCTTCAATTAAGATTACGACAGATACCTATGTGTCCCCATACCTAGACGACAACGGTGTTTGCTTTGCACTCTACCAAGGTGAGCAAGATGACGACGGAACCCATGCTTTTATCAGCTACGAAGAGTTGGTTGATGACTTCGTGGAAATTGTTTCACAAACCAACAGTGACGGGGAGCGGTGGCTTTCTTACGACGCAGAAGACGAAGTTATGGCGATGGTGTACGACCTTCAACGTGCCACCGACTACCTTGCTGAACGCTTTGAAGAGCTACGTGGTCGGCGTATTAAGATGGAACGGGAGAACGCTGTTGGTGCTACTTTCCAGGTGTCGGTGTACGGGGACATGAGGCAGGACAACTGGTTTGAGAGTAACGTTCGCCGTTCGCATGGAGAGTTTGACGATGAGTAAGTTTACTGTAGAGGATATGCTAGCTAAGCGTATAGAAGAACTAGAAGATGCTCATAATGAATTGTTTGTGATGTTCACTATGTGCAGAAAGGTCTTGGAAGATATAGCGTTAGCGCACACCGAAAGGCAAATGAGGGAGATGGCTGAGGCTGTGCTTAAGGATGTGAGAGCGTCTGTGAAATGAGCATATACATGGATACGATATAGTGGCATTTTTAAATCATGATATACCTACGATTACGTGCTTGATACGGAATGAATACCTTTATAATCATAAGAAAGGTCATGGTGACTTTACTCCAGCCGACGTTCACAGCGTAGCATGTATGGAAAAGAGAGTTCCTCTTTTTGAAGCATTTTTAGAAAATGGAGTTAACTGGACACGTAGACCTATAAATGCGTTTTGTTGGAAAAAGGACGCCCCAGTCCGACCTCTGACGGAACATATCTACTGGGATTGTCTGAGCCAATATCCAGACGTTCACGTAAGGTCAAGGTTAGCAGGTCTACGTGCTAAACTCCTCACACCCTCAAAAGAACAAAGAGAGGGAATCTATATTTTTACTATAGACTGGGCGCATGAAAATCGATCTATGTTAGATACAAACTTTGGCGAAACACCAGAACATAAGTGCGGTCACGTATTCAAAATGGATGAAGGTAATTATTACATTTATCCTAACAACAAGATATTCTGGCATGATAATGCTTGGGTGTTCCAGCCAATCAATCACAATCCTGGTTATGAAATAGACACTACCGTGTACACTGTAGAAAATGTACATAAATTCGTTACTGACGATTCGTACATGACAGAGTTTACAACAGTAGAATAGAGAACGCTCGCTGATATTAATCAAATGGTTAAAACTATATTAAGAGATGTAGGAGAGCATCAGTAAAATGAAAGCTGAACTGATTAGTGCTATGGGCACAGACGTGACTGTATGTAACGCGGCAAGAGTTTCCCACGAACGTGTTACAGAGTATAACCAGGACGGCACCGAATTGGTTGACCGCCTACCAACAGAAAGGGATGTTAAGCTAATTAAGTTCTTAGCAAGCAACAACCACTTCACACCGTTTACACACTGCATGGTTACTCTACGTGAGACTGTCCCCTTGTTCGTAGCACGGCAGCGTTTTAGGCACACTGTTGGCTTCTCTTACAACGAAGTCAGCCGTCGCTACGTCAACGACGAACCACAGTTCTACGATCCACCGTTCTTTAGAAAGGTAGCACCCAATGTCAAACAGGGTTCTCTTGCTGAGCCTGTTGGTAGCAACAGTTATGCTAAACGTATCTACGATAATGTTATGCTTGAGTGTGGTTACGTTTATAACGAACTCTTGAAGGCTGGCGTAGCTCCTGAGCAAGCCCGTATGGTTCTCCCTCAGTCAACGTACACCAGCTACTATGTCACAGGGTCACTGTACGCCTTTTCTAGGGCTTACAACTTGCGGTCTGAAGCTACTGCACAATGGGAAATCCAGCAATTAGCGTTGCAATGGAATGACATCTGTGGTAGCTTGTTTCCTGTGAGTTGGTATCACCTGACACAATCAGTTAAAGGACAAGAGAACAATGGCTAAGGCATCAAGTGGTGGAGCAGCAGGGCGTAAGTCTTCCAATGCTAAGAAGGTTATCAGTGACAAACACCTACGGACAAGCATCGGACGATCATCAAACAGCCGTCCAAAGAACAAGTCCAAGAAACGTGACTTCAAACCATACCGTGGACAAGGGAAACCATCGTAATGCTAGTAGACACAAGCACCGCTGATCTTTGGGAAATTATTGGGTTCAACAACAAGTTGAACATGCTAGTTAACACCGGCAAGGTTCCCTACCATGACTACGTTAGGTTCGATATGCAGACCTACTACTTCGACCCGTCCAAGCCAAGTGACACACCAAAGTACAAAAACTTTAAACTTAAACTGGATGCCCTGCGTAACATGGAGTTCGACTCTTACGATGACATGGACCAGATGCAGGACGACCTAAAGCAAGAAATGCTTACAGCTAAAACAAAACGACGTAATTCGGAGTTGAACTAATATGACTTACCGTATAGTTATTGACGACGAATACGTTGAAAAGCTTGCAGTAGCATTCTGTATGGAACACCTTTCGTTACACACTGAGCGACTCCACAACCACAAACACAACGGAGCGTACCTACACGAAGATGATGTTAAGGACTCCAAGAAGTTAGTTAAAGCCTTTAATCATATCTTAGCGTACATGGGGCATTAGACTAGTATGTCCACAAGGAACCTGTGGTCTATGGATCGCAAGACAATCTACCGTGAAATATACCAGCAGTACCTGGACGAAGGGTACACAGCAAAGGAAGCAAAGAAATTAGCTAGCGAAGAGACATCAGATATGCTAGACATGAGCAGTGAGTTCGTTAAAGATATTTTGGATTCGTCTCAAGAAGAGGAATAGGCTGTCATGCCTCATGAGGAGTTTAAGAAGGAACTTTCTTCTGTCGTTGTTAGCCGTGGTCCCTGTCCTAAGTGTGATACATCCAAAGGCTTACTAGAATACGACGACGGGCACTCCCACTGCTTCAGTTGCAATACGTTTACACCCCCTAACAGAGAAGCTTCATACACACTACACGAAACAGGAACATACATAATGAACCAGTCAGTCGCTATGCAAGTAGTATCCCCTGGTCAACCAAAGCAAGAAGGATTTATTACTGAACTAAAGGATCGTGGTATCTCCAAGGACACCTGCCAGAAGTATGGTGTTCGTGTTGTTATGGACATAGACGGTAAGGTCATTAAGCACCTGTACCCTTACTACGACAATGCTAACCGTCTTGTCTCCTACAAGGTACGTCACGTTAAGGATAAGACCTTCGAAGCTAAACCAGTAGGGTCACTTGGCTTTGGTACCCTATTCGGACAAGAGACATGCCGTGAGAAGGGCAAGTACATCACCATCTGTGAGGGTGAGATTGATGCTATGGCAGCGTATGAAATGATGGGCAGTAAGTGGCCTGTCGTCTCAATTAAGAACGGTGCAGCAGCAGCAGCTAAGGATTGTAAGAATAGTTACGACTTCCTTAACGGGTATGAGAACATCGTTATCTGCTTCGACATGGATGATCCAGGAAAGAAGGCAGCACAGGCAGTAGCTGAACTGTTTGAGCCTAACAAGTGTAAGATCGTTAAGCTTGACCTAAAGGATGCTGGTGACTACATCAAGGCTGGCCGTAAAGAAGACTTCGTTAAGGCGTGGTGGGCAGCTAGTGTCTACACACCAGCAGGTATCATTAACCTCAAAGACTTTGGGGATTCCCTGTACGACGAAACCCAGCAGAAGACCTGCTTGTACCCGTGGTCTGGTCTAAATGAGAAGCTGTATGGTATCCGTACTGGGGAACTGGTAACTGTTGTTGCTGGCACAGGTGCGGGTAAGTCTAGTGCCATGCGTGAACTAGAACATCATATCTTAAACAACACTGAGGATAATATTGGTGTTATCGCTCTAGAAGAGAATGTAAGGCAGACAATATTCCACCTAATGTCAGTGGAAGCTAGTCAGCGGCTGTACATTAAAGAGGTACGTGACACAATCCCCCGTGAGGAATTACGGGCGTACCAGGAGCGCACTGCTGGCACCGGTAGATTCTTTGCCTTTGACCATTTTGGGTCCGTTGGTACAGAAGAAATCCTTGCTAGAATCCGGTACATGATTAAAGCTCTTGATTGTAAGTGGATTTTCCTAGATCACTTATCTATTCTTGTATCCGGCCAGGAAGGCGTTGATGAGCGAAAGAACATCGACATTATTATGACCAAACTGCGTAGCTTGGTTGAAGAAACAAACTGTGCTTTGCTTCTTGTGTGCCATCTACGACGCACAGGATCAGACACAGCGCACGAAGAAGGTAAGGAAGTGTCCATTAGCCATCTGCGTGGGTCACAGTCAATTGCTCAGCTATCTGATGCCGTCTTAAGTTTAGAAAGAAATCAGCAAGCTGATGATCCTGTTGTTGCTAACACCACCATCGTCCGTGTTCTTAAATCACGTTACACAGGTGAGACCGGTGTTGCCTGTCACCTACAGTACAGTAAGACCACTGGACGCCTTCGTGAGATTGAAGACCTGAGTGATGATCTAGACAACCCCGCCCCAGGTTCCTATGACTTATGATAAAGAGAAACGCGCTGCTTCTGACAAACGGTATCGGCTTGCTAATTTAGAAAGATACCGTGACGTTAAGAAGCAATACGCTATAAATAATCCTGGAAGATCGTACAGGGTTACTTTAGACAAAGACCCTCTTTCTCTTACTATACACAGTCTTCGTGGCAGGGCTAAGAAAAAGGGATTGGACTTTAATTTAGACAAGGAGGATGTTGTAGCGCCAACACACTGCCCGTTACTGGGGATACCCCTGGTATCGGGCAGGGGGTCAGGGAAATCTGGGCCAACGCCCAATAGCCCGTCAGTGGATCGTATAGACCCAACTAAGGGTTACGTTAAAGGGAATGTATGGGTTATATCAAGCAAAGCGAACACTATTAAACAGTCGGCCTCATGGCAAGAGCTATACCAGTTGGCTCTAAACCTTAAAGCCAAGATAGAGAGTATGGAAGATGAGCAAACCACAACAGAAGAAGCTGAACATCCCACTGAATAACATGTGGTTCTTGACTAGCGACGAAAACCAGTGGATGCTATGTTACTACACTGAGAAAGGGCAACCAAAGACAGCGGCATACGTTGGGTCCAACAAAGATGTCCTGTACCAGTGTATCAATGACAACGAAGTTCGTGTAGATGGCGCTGGACAAGCTAAGCTAGATAAGCTACCATTCAAGTTCTTGGATTGGAAGAAAGAGGGTATGGGTCATGAGGTTAGTACTTGACATTGAGACAGACCTTATCCCATGCACAATAGTTAAGTGCATCATAGCTAAAGACATAGACACAGGTGCTTACTACGCATGGTCTACAGCCGGGGAAATAAACTACAAATTCCCTGAGTTCGTTAAAGACAACAATACTACATTCATTGGTCACAACATCATTGACTTTGATGTCCCCACACTGAACCGTCTTCTTGGTACAGACATTAAGACAGAACAGTGTGAGGACACAATGATCCTGTCGTATATGTTTTACCCACTAGGTAAACACTCACTGGAGTACTGGGGCAAGCAGCTACAGTTTCCCAAAATGGAACCACCAGACTTTGATGGTCCAGTTACATCCTATATGATTGACTATTGTAAGAATGACGTTAACTTAACACACAAACTATGGAACCACTTCCAGCCTAACATGAAGCTCTTCTCACGTAAGAGCATAGAGCTAGAGTACAAGGTACGTGAGTTAATTACTGAGCAGGAGCGTAATGGCTTTACTCTTGATTGTCAGAAGGCTATGCTGCTACAGGCACGGCTACAGGAACGTGCTAAGGTCTTAGAGGACGAAGTACAACGGTCATTCCTTCCGCTGCCTGTACACGTTAGAGACTGTGTACCTAAGTACAAACAAGATGGTCAGCTATCTGCTGTTGGCCTTAACCATCTTGAAGATAAGGCTTCTGTTGCTGGTCCACACAGCATCATTGAGTGGCCTGAGTTCAATCTGTCGTCACGCCAGCAGATTGTCAGGCAGTTGGAGTTCCGTGGGTGGAAGCCTAAGAACTTCACAGAGAAGGGACAGGCTATAGTAGACGAAACAACGCTTGAAACTCTTAACATACCAGAGGCTAAGCTCATTGCTGAGTACCTTATGGTAGAAAAGAGACAGGCACAGGTAACCAGTTGGTTAGATAAGGTAGGACAAGATGGTAAGGTTCACGGTAGGGTATCAACGCTTCAAGCTATCTCTAACAGAATGGGCCATAGCGGTCCTAATATGGCTCAAGTGCCAGCATCTTATTCCCCGTATGGTAAAGAGTGCAGGGAATGTTGGACGGTATCTTCTTTTGGTTATCACCTTCTTGGCTGCGATGCTGCTTCTCTTGAACTAAGAGCCTTAGCTCACTACATGGGTGACCTAAAGTTTATCAAGGAAGTCACAGAAGGTGACGTACACACCGCTAACCAGAAGGCTGCTGGCTTGGACACCAGGGATCAAGCTAAGACGTTTATCTACGCCTTTATCTATGGTGCCGGTCCAGCTAAGATTGGAGCCATTGCGGGCGGCTCAGCAAAGGATGGGCAGCGTCTCATTACAAGCTTCCTAGAGAACACCCCAGCACTAGCTACATTACGCAGCCGTGTAGAAATGTCAGCTAAACGTGGTTACCTTGTTGGTATGGACGGTAGACGGTTGACTGTACGTTCACCACACGCAGCTATGAACCTGCTAATTCAAGGTGCTGGCGCTGTTGTGTGTAAGCAGTGGCTTGTAGAGATTACTAAGCTATACAGAGAAGCTAAGCTGGATGTTAAGCTTGTTGCATCCATCCACGACGAATACCAGTTTGAAGTACGTAAGGAACACGCTGAACAGCTTGGAGCCATCACAAAGTTGGCTATCAAGAACACAGAGTTACTTGTAGGGTCCAAGTGTCCACTGGACAGCGGCTTTAAGATTGGGACCACTTGGCAGGAGACTCACTAATATGTTAACATTTGAAATACCACCGAGCCTGTTAGACAAAGCTAAGCTTGTATCCAGTAAGCTGAACCTTCAGTTCTCTACTCCAAGGATACACGCCTACGGTAACGCTGTCCCCACCCTGGGAGAGCTTGTTGTGTCAGAGTACCTTGGTGTCCCGATCACTAGCACCTACCAGTACGACATGGAGCTACCGGATGGACGTAAGCTGGACGTAAAGACTAAGTTCATTAGAGCAGCCCCAAGACAGGACTTCAACGTAGCTGTATCCAACGTAAAGAGACAAGACTGTGACATCTATGCTTTCGTGTTCATTAAGAACGACAACACCAAGGCATGGTTACCAGGGTACTTGACTTCTACAGATTTCTATGCTAAAGCTAAACACTGGAAGAAAGGAGACACCGACAGAAACTTGACATTCAGACAAGACTGCTACACAGCGTTTGTCCATGAACTAGAGCCAATTGAAGATTTATTAAAAATAGTTGTTGACACACGCAAACCAACAGTATAGACTACTCCTCATTAAAGCGTATCTCTACCTTAACATGAAACTTAAAAAGGAACTTAATCACATGGCACCATCAAAGAAGACTTCATCGAATGATCGTGACAAGAAGACCCACACCATTCAGGGACCAATTTATTGGGCGCAAGTTATTGAACCCAATACAACCTTTGAACCACAGTGGTGCGTGGACCTCTGCCTTACACCAGCTACACGTAAGATCGTTGAAGACGATGGCCTAACTGTTAAGAACAAAGGTGACGCACGTGGTGACTTCATCAGCCTGAAGCATAGGGTTATGCGCCAGGATGGTACCCGTAACGACCCACCCCGTGTTATTGATTCCCGGCTAAATGAATGGGACCCACGTAAACTCATTGGTAACGGTTCTATTGCCAATGTTCGCTTCACTGCTTTCAACTACGATTATGCAGGTAAGTCTGGTCGAACATCAGACCTAGTTGGCGTACAGGTTATCAATCTGGTTGAATACAGCCGTGACGGCTTCGATGTTGTAGCAGACGGCTACACCGTTGGCGTCCGTGACATGGAAGAAGCAGTACCTTTCTAACATCATGACAAGCTCTCAGAAGACCAAGAAGCGTTTCGTAGAAGTGTTGTGGTATGACGCTGAAGGGAACGCTGCTTGGTCAACTGACAAGGAAGTTGCTAAGACGCAGTTACCATTAGTTACAACACGTGGATACCTTGTAAAGAACGACAAGACTATCCTTGTGTTGGCTATGGGCTTCCATGAAGACAGTTGGGTCAACACCTTCTCCATCCCGAGAGGAATGGTTAAGGGGCGTATTAAGACAATAGACTTTACCACAACAGGAGCTAAGAAGTGAAGACTACTACAGAGAAACTTGTTCTATCGGCTCTCAAGCGCCGTAACCGTGTTACCCGCAAGACCGCCATTGAGAATGGTTGGTGTGAGAACCTAACTGCTACCATCTCACGCCTTCGTCGCAAAGGCTTCCAGATTAAGTCAGTCCGTGAAACCACACCAGAGGGTGATGTCTACACCCGCTACTCACTACTTCGTCAGGCTGCTTAACTTTTAAACTAACTAGGAGGCAACAGCACCGTGACTAAAACCATTGATACCCTTGTGGAAGACATCTACAGTTTATTTACGTCAGGCAACAAAACAGTTCTAAAAGAAGAAGACTTGGCGTGTTTTCTCAATGATATCAGTGCGGCTGTTGTCTCCTCTCTTTCTGGCGACGACCATGAAGACAAGCTTCGTATGTCCGGTATTGGTAAGAAGGACAGGAAGCTATGGTACGAAATGAACACCCCAAGAGACGAGAGGGAACAGCTTAACGGCCCAACCTACATCAAGTTCCTATACGGCAACATCCTGGAAGCTCTCCTGGTTCTCTTTACTAAGGCGTCTGGTCACATCGTAACGGACCAGCAGAAGGAACTAGAGATTGAAGGCGTTAAAGGGCACACCGATGGATGTGTAGACGGTGTGGTCATAGATTTCAAGAGTGCATCAAGTTACGGCTTCAAGAAGTTCGTTGATGGCTCTCTAACTAACAACGATCCATTTGGTTACATTGCCCAGATATCCGCCTACGCCAAGGCTCAAGGTAAGACTGAGGCAGCGTTTATTGCCATTGACAAGTCCGGTGGGGACATTGCTGTAGCTAAGGTTGACGCTATGGACATGATTAACCCCACTACCAGGATCAAGAAGATTAAGGAGGTTGTAGCAAGTGCCACCCCGCCTGAAAGATGTTATGAGCCAGTACCTGATGGAAAGTCTGGTAATCTTGGCCTGGACAGTAGCTGCGGTTATTGCGATTTTAGGTTTATGTGTTGGAGCGATTCTAACGGCGGTAGGGGTTTGCGTACATTTGCTTATGCTAATGGGCCAAAGCATTTTGTGCATGTGGAAAAGCTACCTCAAGTGGAAGAAATAACCTAAGTGGTGAACAAGTACCGCTCAGGCTCAGAGAGACGCTTAGCAGATGTGTTAAAGGCTGCTAAGTGTCCTTTTCAGTTTGAGCCTTACTACATCCCATACCGTGTAGAACAGACACGTAAGTACCTACCAGACTTCGTACTCCCTAACGGCATCATCCTGGAAGTCAAAGGAAGGTTCACTGCCACCGATAGGCAGAAGCAGTTACTAGTCAGGAAGTCCAACATATTTGACGACATACGGATTGTGTTTGACAATCCCAACAATAAACTTTATAAAGGAGCTAAGTCAACTTATGCTGATTGGTGCAGTAAACATGGTATTCAGTTCTGTTCTGCCAAGGACCACAGCGTTATCAGGGCGTGGGTAAGTGAGCAAGGAACTACCACAATCCCAAGACTTGTTCCAGGAGATAGAGCAAGCAGTCCTAAACAAGACCCAGCAAAGCCAGCCAGAAAGAATCCTGTTCCTAAGCGTACTGCTTCAAGCACTCCTGGACGCAACAAAGCCAGAGACACCAAAGGAACCAGAGGACGAAAAGGTAGCAAGGGACCAAGCTAAGGCATGGTTCCTGGCCTCTGTAGGTGTCACAGCAGAAGACTTTAACGAAGTATGTGACTTAGCTGGGGTGTCCCCTCTCCGTATGCGCTCGTTTGCTTTCCAAGTATTAGTATCCCAAGATATTCCCTTCGTCAGGAAGAGGATCAATACTGTATTGTCCTTTAAGTAAGGATCACTTATATGATTAAGTACAAATACAATGAAGATGTGACTATAACAGAGTTACGTAAGTACGTAGACGAAACCTATTCTCAGCATTACTCACATGGTAAGTATCAAGCCACTGAGTTTATTATTGATGCAGGGTTTGGAGAGGGTTTCTGCTTGGGTAATATTATGAAGTATGCCCAGCGGTACGGTAAGAAAGAAGGTAAGAATAAGAAAGATTTGTTCAAGATCATACACTATGCAATGATGGCTATTGATACCCTTGCTAAGGATCAGCAAGAGGGGGATAATAGTAGTTCAACTACCCCTCACAGAACCTATCTTATCAATCCAGACGGAGTATGATCCCCATGCCTAAAGCCAGTGTCACTAAAGTCCACGGTGTCGTTGTAGACTACACACGTGACAGCCTGTTTGATGAGCTTGGCTTAAAGCGACTGCGTGAGTCGTACATGCGGGACGACGAAGCTTCCCCACAGGAACGGTTCGCCTTTGTCAGTGCAGCTTTTGCCAGCAACCCAGAACACGCCCAACGCCTCTATGACTACGCTTCCAAGCATTGGGTGTCCTACGCTACTCCTGTCCTTGCTTACGGGAGGACAAAACGTGGACTACCTATCTCCTGCTTCTTACCGTACCTTGACGACTCCGCTGAGGGTTTGGTGGAGTGTCAGGCAGAGGTTAACTGGCTGTCAATGTTAGGTGGTGGTATTGGCATTGGTGTTGGTATCCGGTCTGCTGATGACAAGTCTGTTGGTGTTATGGCTCACCTACGGACTTACGATGCCTCCTGCTTAGCTTACCGGCAGGGCAGCACCCGTCGCGGTTCTTACGCTGCTTACCTAGACATCAGCCACCCTGACATTTCTATGTTCCTTGAAATGCGTCGTGGTACAGGCGACCAGAATATCCGGTGCCTTAACCTGCATCACGGCATCAACATCACAGATGACTTCATGGAAATCATTGAGCGGTGTATGCTGGACCCAGCGGCCAGTGACGATTGGAACCTCCGTGACCCGCACAACAATGAGGTCCGTGAAACTGTGTCTGCCAAGGAATTGTGGCAGCGAATCCTGGAACTACGAACCCAGACAGGTGAACCTTACCTTCACTTCATTGACACTTCCAATAGGCTTATGAACCCTTCCCAGAAGAAACTTGGGCTAAAGATTCGTCAGTCTAACCTTTGCTCTGAGATTGTCCTGCCAACAGACAAGGATCGCACAGCGGTCTGTTGTTTGTCGTCCCTTAACCTTGAGTACTTCGATGAGTGGAAGAAGAACCCTGGTATCCTAAGTGATATTGCTGAAATGTTGGACAATGTTCTCCAACATTTTATTGACAATGCTCCAAAGACAGTGAAGAGGGCTATCTACTCAGCTAAGCGCGAACGCTCTATTGGTGTTGGTGCGTTAGGTTTCCATGCGTACTTACAGAAGCACAACATTCCTTGGGAGAGCGCACTAGCTAAATCAGCCAACATCCGCATCTTCAAGCACATCCGCGAAGGGCTGGACGAAGCTAACATTGAGCTTGGACTAGAACGGGGCGAAGCCCCAGATGCTGCTGGCACTGGTAAACGCTTCTGTCACCTTATGTCCATTGCCCCCAATGCTTCTTCGTCCATCATTATGGGTAACACATCACCCTCCATTGAGCCTTTCCGTGCTAACGCCTACCGCCAGGACACACTCTCTGGCGCTCACCTTAACAAGAACAAGTACCTTGATAAGCTTGTCCGTAAGCATTGTGAAGAGAACAAGAAACTTAACTACGACGAAGTGTGGTCGTCTATCATTGCTAACGATGGCTCAGCACAACACCTAGCCTTCCTGGACGAATACACACGTGATGTATTCAAGACTTCTATGGAGATTGACCAGCGGTGGATCATTGAACACGCAGCCGACAGGCAGAAGTTCATTGACCAGTCACAGAGCCTTAACGTGTTCTTCCGGCCAACCACACACATCAAGTACCTCCACGCTGTCCACTTCATGGCCTGGAAGCTTGGCCTAAAGACGTTGTACTACTGCCGGTCAGAGAAGTTGGCCAAGGCCGACAAGGTATCTGAGAAGATTGAGCGTAGCATTATTCAAGAGATTGATTTACACGCTATTGTCGAAGGCGAAAATTGCCTAGCATGTGAGGGTTAACATGATTAAGCGTAGGAACAACCTTACCGAAGAACGCCACTACTTCAAACCATTCAACTACTCCTGGGCTTACGACGCTTGGTTGAAGCATGAGCAGAGCCACTGGCTACACTCAGAAGTCCCCATGAATGAAGATGTGAAGAACTGGAAGAATAACCTATCCAAAGAGCAGAAACACTTCTTAACTAACATCTTCCGGTTCTTTACACAGGGGGACATTGACGTTGCTGGTGGGTACGTGACTAACTACCTCCCACACTTCCCTCAGCCAGAAATCCGTATGATGCTTCTGGGGTTTGCTGCACGTGAGGCTTTACACATTGCAGCCTACTCTCACCTAATTGAAACCTTGGGTATGCCAGAATCGACATACAACGAGTTCTTAGAGTACGCTGAAATGCGGGAGAAGCATGAGTACATTCTCCAGGTGTCCGCTGAAGACGGCTCACTTGAAGCCACAGCAACAAACATTGCTACTTTCTCAGCCTTTACAGAAGGGATGCAGTTGTTCTCTTCGTTCATTATGCTTTTGAACTTCCCAAGACATGGGCTTATGAGGGGTATGGGGCAGATCGTAACGTGGTCTATTGTCGATGAGACTATGCACGCCGAGTCCATGATTAAACTGTTCCGTACCTACATCGAAGAGAACAGGGAAATCTGGAACGACGAATTAAAGGGCAAGATATACACTATTGCTACAAAGATGGTTGAGCTTGAGGATAAGTTCATTGACCTAGCATTCTCAATGGGGGACATGCCTGATCTTACCGCTGACCAAGTAAAGCAGTACATCCGCTACATCGCAGATCGTCGTCTCATTTCTATGGGTATGAAGGGCATCTACAAAGTAAAGAAGAATCCACTGCCTTGGGTAGAGGAAATGATTAACGCTCCTATCCACACCAACTTCTTTGAGAACAGGGCAACAGACTACGCTAAAGGGGCACTAACAGGAGATTGGGGTGAAGTATGGGCGTAGAAGAGAGGGGTGAACTAGTGTTCAATAAAAAACCTATCGTTGATATTCGGGGTGTAGATTACACCTATACCGACATCGAAGGGAACCCCGCCGGTAAGTGGTCCCTTGAATTTCTAAGACAAGGAGAAACTGTGTGGGAACCCGTGGAAGTACGGCACGGTAATGTAAGGGAGTACGAACTCAAATGGGTGAAGTAGTAGACCAGAACTGGCCGACATCATTAGACATCCTTCCAGAGAGGGTCTTGACAGGCGCTCTGGAGGCTAGCTTAGAGACGGTAGTAGTTATTGGTATGACCAAGGATGGTTCTCTGTATGTAGGCACTTCCCAGGCTTCACAGGCAGAGAACGTCTTCCTGCTTGAAGTAGCTAAGCAACAAATAATCATTGACAGCATGACTCAGGAGGATTAGAATAGACGCCATGACAAAGCCTAGAGACTACCAAAAAGAGAACGAATACAAAGCTAAGCCTGACCAGATTGCTAAGCGTGTTGCCCGTAACAAGGCACGTAGACAGGCTATCAAGGCTGGTAAAGTTGCAGTAGGGGACGGTAAAGAGATTGACCATATTGTCCCCCTAAGCAAAGGTGGTGGTAACACACCATCCAACCAGCGCATCAGGTCCAAGTCAGAGAACAGTTCGTTCAGTCGTAACCCAGACTCTTCTGTAAAGAAGAACACACCAACAGCAAAGAGAGCTAAGAGGAAATCATGAAAGACCCTAACGTCAGTGACAAGCAAATTGAGCCACCGCTTGAAGAGCCAGTGTCAGAGTGTGGCTACTCATTCTCTGTTAGCAATCAAGAGTTGGCTATTAAGTTTAAGCTACCAGACAACAAGTGGTGGGCTGACCTGTACAACCTACCCATTGACCAAACAACATCAAAGAAGTGAGTACATCGCTAATATGGATCGTCACTGGTATCTATATGTTTCAGTCCGGTGTCTTTGCGGTTGGCGATAACTATCCAGGGGCTGTAGTCTTCTTTGGCTATGCCCTTGCTAACCTTGGTTTGATATGGGGATTTGGTAAATGAAGCCTTACTACATCTTTGACGAACCTATCCCAGAAGAACTGTGTGAAATTATTATCAGGATGGGCCTGGAAGCCCAGCAACTACAGGCTGACGTACACAAGAACGATGTCAGCGTCCGTGACAACGGTGTTCGTAACAACACCATAGCATGGCTTAGTGAGCCATCTATATCTGAGCTTATGGGTGAGTACGTTAAACACGCTAACGTAGAAGCCGGTTGGAACTTCCACATTAACTCATTTGAAGTACCACAGTTTAGTGTGTATGAGCCAGGGCAGTATTACGATTGGCATGTAGACATGGGCGTAGAGAAGCCCACCGATCCAGCTTTTAGGAAGCTGTCTGTCTCTATAGCTTTGAATGAGACATACACTGGTGGCCACTTTGAAGTAGAAGAGTGGGGCAACCCTAAGGACAACCGTGTTAAACGCCTCACTGCGTTAAAGAACACAGGCACCGTGTGCGTCTTCCCATCCTTTATTCAGCACAGGGTAACACCTGTAGAAGTTGGGACACGCTACTCACTAGTTGGTTGGTTCAGAGGAGATAGATGGAAATGAGCTTAGACTGGATGCCTATTGAGACAGCACCAGAGGATACACGTGTGCTGGTTTACTCAACAAGCGATGGAATCCTGGTAGGTATTTATTCCCCCTTTAATAAAGGATGGTACTCTGCCGAAAGCTACGGCGGGTTTATAGGTATTGATCCAACAGACTGGCAACCACTTCCTCCTCCACCTTTCCCAAAGAAAAAGGTTGACAAACAGACATGATAGCACTTATAATTATGGCAGTTGCAGCTACAGTTGGAATCTTGGTAAATGCCCTTTAAGCAGTTAAACACAATCTACATTGGCTACGATCCTAAAGAGGATGCCTATGTTAAGGTCTTGGAGAAGTCTATTCGTGACAACACTAAGCAGCCCTATAACATTGTCCCCGTTCTGCAACACAACCTCCGTAAGATCGGACTGTACTGGCGGTCCCATGAAATTAACCAAGATGGCGTAAAGGTAGACTGCTTTGACAAAAAACCGTTCTCCACTGAGTTTTCGTTTACGCGCTTTCTGTGTCCTTTTCTTAACCAGCGCAGGGGTTATGCTTTATTCCTGGATGCCGATATGTATTTACGGTCTGACATATCTGAAGTATTTGATAGGTATGCTAGCCAGTACACAGCGTTAAGTGTAGTTAAGCATAATTACCAGTCCACAGACACCCTTAAGATGGACGGACAGGTTCAGACTAACTACTCCAAGAAGAATTGGTCCAGCCTCATGCTGTGGAACTGCGAACACCCGGCTCACGACAGGCTGACTGTAGCAGACGTTAACACCAAGCCTGGATCATGGCTACACGGCTTTGAGTGGCTGGAGTCTAATGAGATTGCTGGTATTGACCCAGCATGGAATTGGTTAGACGGTCATAGCGCACCCACACTGGACGCCAAGCTGGTCCACTTCACAACGGGTGGTCCTCTCTTCCCTAACTGGAAAGCAAAGCGTGACATTGACAACGAATACTCCACTGAATGGAGACACCTGTACAGCAACTACTTAAAGGAATAATAAGAAACAATGATCCGCTTCGTAACATCGTTTAGTGCTGACGGTTACCAACAGTACGCTAAGAAGATGCTCCATTCAGTTATTGAGAACTGGCAGGACAGCCTAAAGCTTATTGCTTACTATCATGACTTCCCAGAGGAGCTTGTGGCAGATTTACCACAGTCACCTCTCATTGAGTACCGCAACCTGAACAACGTCCAGGACATGGTAAACTACCGGCAGCGCATGGCTCAGTACGATGGTACAGCACAAGGTAAGACGCCTTACAACTGGCGCTTGGATGCCATTAAGTGGTGCCACAAGATTTATGCTATGACTGACCTTTCTCTTGAGATCAGTGAGCAGGACGTACACGGCGGCTGGATGATCTGGCTTGACGCAGACACAGTTACCCACACCCCGCTGTCAGCTAAGCGGCTACGTCCAATGCTCCCAGAGAAGGCAGAGATCGTCCACCTTGGCCGTAAGGATGTAGACTACTCAGAGACATCCTTTATTGCCTTTAACCTTGACTATGAAACTCCCCACTACCTTTTGGCCGATCTTCGTGGGTGCTATGACATTGGGGAAGTCATCTCCTATCGTGAGTGGCACGATGGCTTTATCTTTGAACGGTTGCTGAACATCTACAAAGCTCACGGTATGCGTGTCCATAACCTCAGCCCCGATACAGCAGGGCTGGATGCGTTTGGTAACTCTCCGCTTCAGCAGTACCTACACCACTACAAAGGGGCTAAGAAGGCCAAATTATGGACTCAGGAGACATCTCCAGACGTTAAGGCTGGCCGGTACAAGCAGCTTGCTGATCTGGTCCGTCTGTACGGCTCAGAAACCATCCTAGAGGTGGGCACCTGGAACGGTGGCAGGGCTATTGAAATGGCTCTGGCTTCCTTTGAGAAGTTAGATAAGGTCCACTACATTGGGTTTGACCTGTTTGAAGAAGCTACCCAGGAACTGGACACCTATGAATTAAATTCCAAACCCCATAACACCGTTGATATCGTATCCAAGCGTCTTAGTGATTTTGCTGGTGCTATGTTCCTCCGGGGTAAGGAGTTTACCTTTGACCTGCACAAGGGGGACTCCAAAGTAACACTCCCAGCAGCACTGAAGTCCGGTATTTTGTCCGGTCTTAAGTTTGCATTCATTGACGGTGGGCATAGTGAAGAGACTGTCCTAAGTGACTACGAAGCCCTTAAGCATGTCCCCTGTTTGGTGTTTGACGACTACTTCTCCAAAGATGCTCAAGGCAACATCCTTGGTGAGGAATACTTAGGCACCAACCGGCTTATTGAGTCCTTCAAGGGTAAGGAACCCTACCGTGTAGTGGTGCTACCATCAGATGATCCGGTGTTAGGTGGTGGACGTACACACCTTGCTGTACTCCTATCTGATCCTAACCTACCCCAGCTACCAGACAAGTTCCGCCGCGCCCCCATCGTTGTGAAGCCACGGGACAGTATGCCTAAGGACGACATCATTGATAACGTCAATGGTAACCTTAAGCTGATTAAAGATTGGTCTGTCGTTAAGACAGGGACGGTGAATGCGGATCATGCGATCATTGTATCCGCTGGTCCATCAATTGATTACGACAAACTAAAGCAGGTTATCAAGGATACTAACGGTGTAGTGGTGTGTGTCAAACACTCCTATCCTCTTCTCCTTGCCAACGGCATTAAGCCCTATGCCTGTGTGATCCTTGATCCGCGCCCAGCAGATGGCTTATCTACTCATGGTAAGGTCCGTAAAGACCTGTTTGAGACTGTTGACTTAAGCACTAAGTTCCTTGTTGCCAGCATGACTGACTTGTCCATGACTAAGCACCTGATGGAAAAGACTTCAAACATCTACGGCTGGCACGCTTACTGTGAGGCTGTTCGTAGGGTACAGAAGGCTGGTGAGGATGGTGGATTTGCTCTGGCTGATGGTGTCCACATTCCCCAGGATGCAGTGTTCGTTACTGGCGGTACCTGCTCTGCTATGCGGTCTATCGGGATGTTCCATGTGTTTGGTGTACGGAACTTCCACCTCTTTGGCTTTGACTGCTGTATCCCAGAAGAGAGCCTTACAGAGGATATGAAGAAGGAACGTGACGAAGAGGATCGTCCTAAGTTCCTTAACGTAGAGACTAACGATGTCTTGTTCTGGACCACTGGTGAGCTACTTGCTATGGCCCAGGACTGTGAGAAGTTATTCAACTCTGAACAGGTTGAAATGAATGTATCGTTGTATGAAGGCTCTAAGCCAACACTAGCTGGTGAAATCTTTAGAGCCTCACGTATGGGACACAAGAATTACTATAAAGACTTCTTTAAAGATGCTTAAGAAGTTTAGAGAGTTTATTTACGTACTACTGTTAAGTATGGTAGTATTCTCACCTGTAGTGTACTCCCAGCAAAGTAATGAGATAGCTAACTGGTTTAGATCACTAAAGACACCAGTACAACTAAACGACCTACCGGCAGGTATATCCTGCTGTAGCGAAGCAGACTGTAAGCAGCGGGAAGTATGGATAGCACCAAATGGTGTGCGGTGGGCTTGGATTGAAGAAGTTAACTCAGCCCATCCTATTCCAGAAGAAGTTAAGATTACAGACCCTGAGGTAATTGTTCGTAATCCGTTCTTCCAAATGATTGTGTGTTACATCCCTGTTCGTGGTATTATTTGTTTTGTTGAAGGAAATTCTGGAGGTTAAGATGCCTAGGTTTATGGCTAAACGTGTTACAGTAAACGGTGTACAACAGTGGGTACAGGTTCCTATTGTTAACGAAGAGGATATGCCCCTAAAAGTATCACCTGTAACATCTGTATTTGACGAACCTGTTACTGGTCCCTATAAAGAGTACAGCTATTACGGTATGTGGTTGGAGGACAAGGAGTAATGTTTGGTATTGACGACGCTATTGGAGCAGCATTAAAAGTCCTTGATAAATTTGTTCCTGACCCTGCTGCTAAACAACAGGCAGAAGCTGACCTTCGTAGCTCACTTCAACAGTGGGATCAAGCTCAGACTGAGGTTAATAAGGTAGAAGCTAGTAGCAGTAGCTTGTTTGTATCTGGTTGGCGTCCATTCGTTGGCTGGACATGTGGTACAGCTTTTGCTTACCATTATGTTCTTCAACCCTTCCTGTTGTTTATGTTCGCACTATTTGATAAAGCAATAGTATTGCCGGTGTTTTCTATGGAGTCTCTGCTTACTGTTCTACTGGGGCTATTAGGTCTTGGTGGTATGCGTACCTATGAGAAGTTCAAAGGAGTATCTAAGTAAGTGGCAAAGGAAGAGCTAGACGGTAACGGACTAGACACTAAGCGGGAGAAGTTCTGCCAAGCCTACGTCCTGTACCGTAACGCCACTGAAGCTGCTAAAGCTGCTGGGTACTCTGAACGGAGTGCCTACAACCAAGGATCACGACTGCTTAAGTCACCAAAGATTCAAGAGCGTATAGAGAACCTAGAGAAGGAGATGGAGACTAACATTGATGTTATCTCCGAAATAGAAGCCCAGTATAAATACGCTAAAGACAATAACAACACTGGGTCAGCTTTAAAAGCTCTTGAACTCCTATCCCGCGCAAAGGGAAAAGACGACGACGAAGAAGCCCCTAAAACCGTTAAGGAATTAGAGGCTGAGATTATCAGAAGCTTAGAGATACTGGGGGAGCAGAGAGCTACTGCACTGTTCTTAGCATGTAGCTGGTTTGCGTCCCCACCAGATCAGGTAGACGATGACGACAGCGATGACGAAGAGGCTGAAGTAGACGAACTCTTGGAAGAGAACCTAGACGAACTACTTGAAGAGCCTGGAGACGATCAGTAAGACCATATCGTTGGTCTAGGCTGGTTAGGGCTATTATCTATAGTGTCAATGTGAATGAACCTACTTTGTCCCTTCTGACTAACACCAATACCAACGAACCCAACCTGTAACGCCAGTTCAATTAGGCGAAGAGCATCCGCTCCTTGGATGTACACATCAACTGCTTTACCGTACATATGCGGTGAGTTCTCCGCACCACCTACGGCATCGTTAGTCTCCTTGGACCTGTACCCGGAAGTAATCTTCATGGGCTTACCAAGCAAGTCCCGTAGCTTCACCAGCTTAACCATAAAGTCAGGGTCCATCCTGCACTCACCTGTGCGTGTGTCTGCTAGTTCCTTCTCTGTAAAGTATTCCCATGTTTGCATAGGTTTAATCCCCTATCTGTAGTTTTGGTGGCTTAGCTGCAAGCTCTATGTGCTTGTAGTTCCGCTCTAGCTCGCGCATACCATCACGTACCTCAAAAGCTTTGTCTACGAACGGTGTGTCGTCCTGCTCTCCAAGCTTCCCACGGATACTGTCCCTGATACCTTTCCACTCGGCCTGTTGTCCACCATACTCAAGTGGTGAGAACCTGCCATTCATAATGCTCTTCAAGTCCTTCTCAGAGGGTGCTACACCGGACAAGTCTTTCGATAGGATCATCTTCTTAATGTCGTTACGGTCTAAGCCCAGCCTCTCCAGTGAGTTAACCATACTGTAGATAGCTTGCTGCTGCTTAAACTCTTTCTGGATAAGACTATCGTAGTCCTTTAACATAGACACAGTATTATAGTTAGATGTGGGATCACTTAGAGTACTCTTGTAGTCAGTCTTGAACTTGTTTCTATCACCAGCAATTTCTCTGTTCAGCTTATTCAGCGTAAACCCTGTTACAACTTTAGGGTCAACCTCCTTCTCTCTAGCGCCAAGGATACCGACGGTGTTAAGGAAAGATACACCTTCCTTAGGCATTGATCCAAAGTTTCTTGGTTGCATTGCCGTTTCCAAGTCATAGCCAGCAGGACCAAGGTTACGTAAGGCACCGCTATCTGTTAAGCCGTCACGGATCATCTTAGCAAACCCTGGCTCAACAATCTTGGCAAGCTTAACAGCATACTTCTCTTCACCAGTAGTCATTAGGCCATATAGGTTCTGCCCAGCATCTGTAAGCATACTCTTACCAATGTATGGTTCAAATAGCTTACCACCAGCAGCTATCATAGCTTTATCTAAGTCTTTAGATACGTCTTCCCCTCTTGATGCTTTGAGGATAAGAGGCATAACGACACTCTGCAACTGCTGGTCAGGGTTAAGCCCACCAACGTTGATGTACTTGAACATCCCCCCCTTCCCTATGTGGGTAATCAATAGTGGGTCATTCTTATCCCACTCAGCTAACCCTTGCCGTGCATAGTCAATTATTTCATTGACCTTCTCCCCGTGCATAGCTGCATTAGCACCGTACACGGCTGTCCATAAGGCACCCTGAGTAGCTGTCCACTGAGACAAACGGCTGATGCCAACATTACGCATGGCACTGTTTCCAGTCTCAAAGCCTTGACGTATTTCCTCTGTGGCTGTCTTAAAGATATTGTAAGTGTTACGAAGACGCTCAGCAGGATACGATGTAAACGTACCCAAAATGGGAATATCGTTCATTGCCTTTAGGAATGGCGGTACCCTGTCGTACACAGGTGTTAGGCGTGTAGTCTTTACAGCAGCCATTTCACTGATAACATCAGCATCTGATATCTTTGGAAACAGCGACATATTACCTGATGTCTTGCGGTTTGTTAGACTATCCCGTGCTGCTTGCTTATCTGCTGCGGACATACCAGCAAACATCTTAGCAGCTTTCTTCTCTTCTCCTAGCCACGTAACAAACTTTGCCATGTCGTCTGTACCGGCGTAAAACTTAGAAGCCATCTTGCCAGCTTTACCAAATGTAAGCAACTTTGCTAGTAACGCTTGGTCCGATCCACCAGTAACATCTAAAAATGTCTTTGCCGTTTGATTAACGTCAATTGAAGTACCGCTCATGCCTAGCTTATTGAACTGTGCAATCTTTTGGCTCAGTAAGTCACGACCACTATCAGTAGCCATTTGACGGATTACAGGTGCAAGCTCCATGAGGTTTCCACTAGCTGCTACATACCCCAAAGAAGAACCCATGTTACGAAGATGGGACAACGGACTTAGTGTTGTTTTACCGCGCTTTATAGCCTGTTGTATTTGCATTGTTCTACGGTATATGGAACCAACAATGTCGTCACGCTTAGCTAAGGAACCAAATCCTCCATCTTCTACATCGTTGACAATAGGTTTAATTGACTTAGCAAAGTCTCTGGTAACATAAATGTCCTTCATGTCTTGGCTTGCTACAGCATCACCAAGAAGAAAGATAGTGTCTCTCTTCTCTTGTTCTGACATATCCTTTGATATGACACGGATAAGAGGGACCACATCGTCTGTGCCAAGAGCCTTCTCAGCCATAGCCTTAGCTTCCGCAAGACGCTGTGTTTGGTTAAGCTTATTGGATACGTTGATACGTACACCCAATCCGTTGTCAACAGCATGTCTACCAACAGTATCTGTGACGTTAGCTTTAACAGCGTTGTCTACAACGCCACGGACTGTCTCAGATACCTGGATAGCAACATTGTTATTGTAGCCCATCAACTCACGCATAACTGGGGGAATGTCGGCTTCCTTCTTTGCCTTAAAGACACCAGCCTCTTGACGACGCATACGATTAGGTTGATAACGTTCTTTAGCGAAGTCTTTAATCATTTTGTCCTGTGCTTCCTGGGAAGCAACTACGGAATAAAACTGATTACGCTGGAGAATGTCAGCATACGCTGTATCGTAAGCATCTGGTGTTAGATTAGCTTTATTGCTGTTAAGATTATCAATCTCTTTCTTACCAGCAGCGGTAATCTTGGCTTCACCGAAGATTGGGACATCTTCATTGTACTTAGCTGGGTTAGACATAATAAGGTCTTTAACTCTGTCTAAGACATCGTTACCCTTTAGTTGTTCCTTAGCAAGGTATTCGTCAAATGGCAAGTCGCGCTTTAGCCGTGTATAGGCTTCAGCTACGTTTCTTGTGTAGTTCTGATCCTGTAGGGAAGTAGAGAAGAAGTCCCGTGTCTCGTCTGGTAGTGCTGATAGCATACCGTACTTGTGTCCTAAGTCACGAAGCTGGAAGTACTCACGCATAGCTTTAACAGTATCAGGGCTTTGCGCCTCTACTAACTTAAGGGCATGGTTCTTTAATGGATCATCAGGGGGGTTCCGCATAGCTTCATTTAAGACATCATTCCACTTAACCCCAGAAGGGGCATCTTCGTCAACCTTAATGTCTTTCTTGATGCTTTCAGCAAGGTCCATAGTTATGTTCTCTGCTTTCTCAGCAAAGTCCTTACCAATCCCTTGAATACTTTCCAAGTCTCTAACTAAGTCTTCATTCACTCCACCAGACGGGGAGAAATTGCGCTTCAGCCAGTTAGAAGCGTGTGTCAGGTTATCGGAACTGTCAATAACCTTACCCGCACCTCTGAATAAACCCTTACCAGCAACGCCAACAGCACCTCCAACTAGGGGCGCACCAATGCCACCAGCTACAGTGTTAAGAGCCATTTCACCTAAGTTGTAACCATCTTCTTCCTTACGAAGGCCAATGTCCTGCTCAGTGGTCTGCTGTAAAGCATTCTGCGCTAGTGAACCAGCACCAGAGATAGCCCCTTCTGTCATTAAGGTCTTTAGGCCAGCCCCTGTGAAGGTGCTAACTAGGTCACTTTTAAGTGATGCACGTACAGCCGCCGTAGCAGCCGTCTTACCAGCCACTGCCGCAGAACCACCAGCACCAGCAGTAAACATAGCTGCTATGGCTGATACGATGTTTGTTGGGTCTGTAATTGCCGCTAGTGCGTAGTCCATAATAGCTGAACCTGCTGGCGCGCCGCCCTTCTCATAGAAGGAAGGCATCTTCTCAGTACGGTCCATGACGTAAGCCATGTCATGCTTAGTCTCTGCGTCAAAGTCTTTAGCTTTGCTGTAGGTGTACCCAGTTGCCGCAAGGTTAGTAGAGAAGTACCTGTTGCGCGTAAGGAACGTGTCTACAATAGCCTTAGGGTCTTCTGGGTCTACGTCAATCCCAAAAGCTTTAAGAGTATGGTAGGCACCAGACACATAATCACTATCCTGCAAGAGGTTTTCATAGTGATTAGAGGTGTCTTCTAGGCCATCTTCTTTTATCTTAGAAGCCATGTTATTAAATTGCTTCCCCAGCCATACCCCTTGGTTTAATTAACCCACCAATATTTTTTTTCTCAGCAGGTCGCGGTTTAGCTGCGTTGTACAGTCCGTTTAAGTAGGCTATTGTCTGCTTTTTGCTGGGCGGGACGGCTTGGAGTGCTTCCGCAATATCCTCCTTGTACCTTAAACCATCGCCGTCCTTGAGTTTCTGCATATCTACAGCAGCTTTAGCGTCGTCTTTGAATTGAACGTTCTCCAGTACAAGCGCTCTATTAGCCTGTGTTGCACGATTGTTTTCAATACGTGCAGCTAAGCTTTGTTCAGCGGCTTTTGCAATTAGCCCCGCCTTCTCCGCATCAGTCTCATTTTTATCCTTATAAACACCAATCATCTCTTCACGGTACTTACCTTCAGAGATTGCTTTCATGCGTTCAATATCAAGCTTTTTCTGATCCTTAATATCAGCAATCTGATCCTTCTTTAGACCGTACTTAGCCATCATGGTCTTAGTGTCCATCTCAGCTAAATCAGTCTCAATGTCAGAAGCCTTATCACCAATCTTGGCAAGTGTACCAATAATACCAGACTCCTTAACACCCCTACCCATAGATTGAAGGAATGTCTGACCTCCTGGCTGAGCAAGTACAGAAGCTCCCATCTCAGCAAGCGCCATCCACTTCTGCTTACCAAGTTCTTCTTGACGCTTACCCAAGATACCCTTCTTCTTCTCAGAAGCTTCGTCTAGTTTAAGTGCAAGGTCAGTACGTAAGTTGTTAAGCTCCGTAGTGGATGCGTCGTCATTCTTACCTACGTTAGCAAGCATGTCATCCCACTTGGTTGTATCTACAACAGCACGTGGTGAAAGTGTTTTAGCTGCTGGCTTCTCCTCCGCTACATCAGGCTCCTTAACTGGAGGCGCTGTAAGTGCGGGGGGAGTCTGGGTAGGCGCTCCTACTTCTTTCTTAGGTGGTGCAGCAGGAGCTTGCTCAGAATCCTGAGGATACCCCGTAATGTACTTTACTGGTCTTTTAATAACATAGTCGTATGCTCCAGATAACCCTGAGCCTACAGCATCCCCAACCTTTGAAACATCCCTTCCAAGACCAGAAGCATTTCGTACTGAGTTGTTTATGCGATCAATTAAAGTTGTCCCCTTAAGGGGCGCGGCGGAAGGGCGTTTAGATAACTCCTCTTGAACTGATGGTATAGGTAGTTCAGATGCTGCTAGCATCTTCCGTAATTCGTCGTCTGTCTTTATAGATAAGTCAGTAGCTTCGCTTGCTAAACCACCTGTTTCACGTTTCAGGACTTTACCACCCTTAGCCAAACCAACTAAGCCTCCTTCCTTAGCACCCTTAAACCCACCAAAGGCACCAGCAATACCAGCACCTGCCATACCCAAGCCAGCGATCTGCTGCATGTATGAAGGAGCAGGAGTGGTTGTCTGCGCTGACTGATAGGTGTTAGGGGGAAGGTTGTACCCACGAATAATAGAAGAGTACTGCTGTAAGTTAGCCTCAGGGAATGTCTGTTCCTGAATGAACTGCTGCTTAGCAAGGTTAAGAGCCTGTTGTTCCTGCTGTTGCTTAGCGGCACCAACTGACTCCAAAGCACCAAACTCTTTCATAGCCTGACCAGGAACTGCTGTCCCTAGCTGACCATACTGGGCACCTGCTGCAAGAGCATTCTTCTGTTGTGCGGCATACTGTTGCTGAGCGTCTGCATAAGCAGCAGCACTCCCTTTAGCTTGAATATCGTTAAGTAGTGTCTGCTGATTACGTTCATTCTCAGCCTGTACGATAGCATCACGGCTACCACCAAAGGCACCAACCTGTGTGGCTCCGTAAGCCTGTCCCTGTGCAGCTACGTCACCCTGACGCATTGCCTCACGCTTCTGAATGTCCACAACGTTCTGCATGTAGGGGGACATGTACGACTGCAAGGCTTCTGCTGTAGGAGCCTGACCCGCCTGTTCTGTTAGGTTAGCAGCCTTATCGAAGTACTGCTGTCCAGAGCCAACTAGACCAGCGATGCCTTGCTGAGCCTGTGTCTGTTCAGGTTGGAAGTCAGCAATCTGGGCACCCTGGTATGGCTGGTAGCCTTCCTCAGTACGCTGCTTGTTTAGTGCCTGTGCCTGAGTAAGTACATCCGTGATGTACGGCTTCATTTCATCAGGGATTGTAGCCTGTTGAGTTACAGTACTAGAGGCAGCGGGAGGGGGAGGAGGGCTACCGCCGAAGTACTGGATAAGACCAGTCGCTTCGTTGATGGTACCGGAACCACCCATCATCTTTAAGATGGCACCTTCGTGCTTGTTAATATGGGCTAGCTCAGTGTCCCCATTAATACCCATTCCAGCTACTTCTTCATATAGCCGTTTGAATAGTTCAACCTTCTCCTTGACGGACAGGCTGGCTAGAATGTATTTAACATAGACCATCTTTAATTAACTTCCTTTGTTAAAACTGTGTAGTACTTACTGAACCCAACCTTACCTAATACTTTAGTCCAACCGTCACGACCAGTTGATTCAATCCGTTTAACACCGTTTTCTCTACAATATTGTAACAGCTTAGAGTCTGTTTCCCAACAGAAGTCCAGCCAGTGATCTATGGTGTTTGGCTTACTTCCAACCAAGACCATCCGTAGTCTCTTCTCTCTTGGGTACACAACAAACTCTGTTACTGCCGCCAGGAGGATACCCTTGTGTCTTGGATCAAGTAAGACCCATAACTGCATCTGACCACCAAGTAACCACTGATAGATGTCCTCAGAGTTAAACTCCCCTAGATTTAGGTCCAGAGGTTGTTGAAGTAAGTCCCTGACGTAGTGCCAAGAGGCTTGTATCTCTTCCTGTTTGATTAACAGTAAGTGCATTACGCCACTAAGCTCTGTAACCCTTTGCTTCCCTTAAGCTGGGTCTGCTGCTTGGAAACACCGTGGGCCTTCTTACGGATGTGGGCTACGAACCTGTCAATCTCTTCTGCACCAGCATTGGAAGACCCATTACCGATCATGCTAACTACGTCAGCAGGTAGGACGTATTCGTCTTTGGATAGGAGAGCCTTGTTAGGGTTGGAGTTGTGAATGTCAAAAGGCACTTCGTCTGACATACCATCGCCGTTACCCTCTACTTGTCCCTCAAAGTACTGTTTGCCCTGTGGAGCCTTTGCTTGACCGCCAGTAGCCAAAGAGACTAATCCGCCCCCTTGAGCCACCCGTGGGGGGTAATAGGGCTGTACTCCGCTAGAACCGCCTTCTTGACCTATCCCAGGAGGACCACCGGCAGGGGCAGCACCTGGAGCGGCTGCGCCAGCCATTTGTGTGTTGTGTGCAGCCCACTCCTCGGCATTTGTTTTGGCAGCGTCTCTTTCTGCTTGTGCCGCAGGACCGAATTGACCAGTAACAGCACCCCCTATAGTACCCTTTCCAGCAAGTCCCATAGCTGTATTAGCTAGACCGACTGCCTGTAATCCGGGAGTTAACGCCACCCCCAAGTTTACCATAGTAGAAAGTGGATTGTTCCGTAGATCATACGTAATATTACGCATGAAGTCTCCCACGTGACCAAGGAACCCAGGATTGTACTCTGAAGGACCGGAGGACTTAGTCTCTGGCTCCGCTGGCGTCTCAACATCATCCTTATTAGGAATGTTGTTTAAGTTTGGTACATCACCAGTTCCGGGACCACCTTTACCGCCAGTTCCGGGACCACCCCAAGATGGGCCAGAAGAGGTGAAAGAACCGCCTGAACCAAGCGGTCCCCCAGGTTCCGTCAGACTTTCAAGGCCAGGAGGGCTAGCGTCAGGGTCTTGCCAAGCTGGTGCCTCTGGTGCAGGAGCCTCTGGTGCAGGACCATCGGGACCAGCGGGACCATCGGGACCATCGGGACCATCGGGACCAGAGGGACCATCGGGACCAGAGGGACCATCCGATTCACCCCCGCCGCTATCGTCGTCATCAAACTGTAGCAACCCAGTCTTTGGGTTAACAGTACCTGACCCACCAGCCCGCTTAAGCATCTTAGCTTCCTGTAGGTTGATGTGGGCAAGGATGGTATCTCCGTTGTTGCCCTTCTTCTGTAGGTCTTGTGCCATCTTACGGATAGCACCACCCGTAGCCATCATGCCAGTCAATCCACCAGATGCTGCGTACTGGGTACCTTCGTAGTCTGGATTATCTCTGTACACAACAGGTTTCATCTGCTGTTCATTAGGAGCGCGACCAAGTGCAATGTCCAGAGCATTCTGGCTACTGGTTGGGCTACCTGTGCGCTGACCACCTTTGGCTACTTTAGAGCCGTAGTAAGATGGGGGTGCTGGACGTTGGAGTCCACTAAGTTTCTGTTCTTCTTGTTCTGGAGGTGTTAATGCTGCTGAAGCCACAGGACCGGCATAGGTCTTCCAGTCTCCAGCACGACCCCAGTTATCTGTACCAGCCCCATAGGCAGACTGCGCTCTATTAGGGTCATTGAATAGATTGTTGTAGTCTCTCTTCATCCCAGCCCAAACACCCTTATCCTGTTTAAGAGCAGACTCTGGGACAGGCTTATACTCAAACAATGGGGCGTCTCCTGTTTGAGCAGCACTTGCCGTCTGTGTGACTTTAGCTGGTGCTTGGGCTAACTGAGCATCTGTTAGGGGAACGTAAGAAGACGTTATAGCATCTTGACCACCAAGGGGAGCAGTTTGGGCCATAACGGGACTTTGTGTGAAGCTTGAAGTTTCTACAGGAGCGTACATATTGCTGCTATTAGCAACCATTTCGTCACTCAAACCAGATAAAGAAGGACCATTACCAAAGGCGTAGTCACTGCCACTATTAGCAATCATTTCATCGCTAAAGCTGTTTATTGGATTAAAGGTACCGTCACTAACAACACCCGCTCCATTGATTGAACCAGCACTAGCCTCAGCGCCATTACCGGCTCCAGCCTGAGCAGCCCCAGCCGCCGTATCTCCAGCACCACTGAACGCTTCTGAAGCGGCACCCATTAAGCTGGACAGCCCGTAAGACATAAGACCTGACATAGCTGAGTCGCCTAAGTTACGCCCTGTAGCTAGGTTACCAAAGAATGAACCAGCAGCACCACCAAGAGAGCCACCAAAGATGGTACCACCAATTGTAGCTGCCATAGGAATGATTTCACGTAAACCGAATGCTTCTGGAAGGCCAGTCTGAGGGTTAACGTGTAGCTTACCCATAGCTCCTAGAGCATCTACTTCTGGCTTGGACATATGGACAAGTTCAGTGTCTCCCATACGGCCTTTCATAGCCATCAGAGAAGCCAAGCCACCCATAGGTGCATCGTGGTTTACAGCGTATGCCATCGTTATGCTTTACTTCCTCTTGCTATGCCATTAAGAGACATATAGTTGGATTGAATAGGAGTTGGGTTACTTGGAGCGCCAGTGCGTGTGTCCTGTACTGGACGGCTCTGGGTACTATTATACAGTGATCCTTTGGTATGTGCCATGCCTTCACCTGTGGTAGCACCAAAGAAGGATGCTGGTCGTTGTACCCCTATATCAGATGGGTCTGGACCAGTGTACGCTACACCACGGTTAATGTTCTGGATGTAGGTGCTGTTCTCAATTAGATCAAACATGATCCGTAGAGGGTCTTTTACTTCTCCATGTGCCATGCTAGTTCAGGTTAACCCAGCCGGTTGCACTTACATACCCTCTAAACTTTCCAGTGGATGTGGAGTAAGAGATGTCTCCCTCACGCGCCCTGCTGATATTTGTTACGGTGGTTACAGTGTAAACAGTTGTAGCTGGCTTGTTATTTAGTACAGCATCCCGCTGCTCAAGTAGGAACTTAAGCTCAGTGCTGTACCTTACCAAGTCCATATACATCTTTGGTAAGTCTTCTACTGTGATCCTGCCATACTGTGGAAGCTCTGGATACAGCATTATCTTGCTCCATCCTTCTGGATAGCCAAGCGTAGGCTACCCCACCTCCAGTAGGTACCAAGCTCAGATGTGCTTACACGGACGTTAAGCTGACGCCCTCTAGCCCGCATATCAACCTTCTGAGTACTGTCGTTAATTGGATATGGGCCTTTCTCTGTAACTGGACCATCTGGGTACATACGTGTATTAACTGAGAAATTAATAGAACCTTGGTTAATCTCAAAGTTAGGAATAAGCTTATCAATGAACATAATGTTAGAACCAGTTTCAATATCAAAGTCTGCTGACTCTAAATAAGAAGTAAGAGCTAATCCATTACCTGTGTAAACTGATACTGGCTCACTATCCCAGATGTAACTAGCTGCGCTGACTGGTGTGGCCCCTGTAGCTAACGTGTTATCAAAGATTGATTTATCTTCAAAGGTGCCATAGAAGCTAGTTCCAAACACCCAATGGCTATCCCGTGTATTGTATATCACATACCTGTCAGGCTCTAGGGCTGTCTCTGATGGGTACAACCAAATAACCTCATTGAACTCTGAGTTGTAGCCACAGTACACTTTGTCTGACTGTCCATAGTTTAAGTCACCAAATACATATCGGTTAACTGTACAGTCTAGCTTCTCTACACGGCCACCATTAAAGGAATAGAAGTTATTCTGGGACATCCAAAAAGCTAGGCCATCTACAGCCACTGCTGCATGTGGTCCGATAAGACCACAGTTAGCACCTAGTTGAGCTTGACTAAAGATGTATGGAGGACCAATGTACTGCACACCATACAGTGATCTATCTGTCCACACGTGGATAACGTTACGTGATCTAATACCACCAACAATCTTAGTACCGTCAATAAGCTTGATTTCTCCACTTGTGGAAGAAATAGAAGGTGTCCAGTTGGTGTAATCTTCTTGATCTGACCAACGAACTAGAAGCGGATTAAATGCGCTTGTAGCATACTCATATGTCCCAAAGGCTAGGACATGTCTGTCGTTAGGGGACACCACAATAGAATTGATCTTAGCTGGTGCTGCTGTTACCAAGGTAGCCCGTACAGGAGCTACAGAGGCGTTGGCGTCCCAAACATACAATGGACCACCGCGACGTACAGCTAACAGGTCTTCACCCCAGTTATCCAATGACCACTGGTTAGCAAGGAAGGTAATGCCGCTAGTTGAAGCAGCAGTATTCCAGGCTCTGTAGTTTGTAGTAGAGACACCAGCGTTATAGATACCAGCACCGTAACCTAAGCCTTGAATATTGGTTGTCTGCTGTGTAGCTAGAAGGAAGCTGAGAGTTGCATTTCCCATTGCTGTTTCAGTTGATACAGCCACTGATGCTACACTGATCCAGAAGGCATTAGAACCTAAAACACTTACAGCCTGGAATGTAGGACCACCAAAGGCTGATGTAGCGAAATTATGCGCTGCACCAAAGCCATTGATTGATGTACTGGCAAAGTAAACCCAGTCACCTACACTTACACCAGAGTTAGTCATACTTACTTTGATAAGAGGTGAACCAACGCTTGTCACAAAGTTACCGTAAGTACCCTGTAGAACAGATACCACAGTAGTTATTGGAGTAATGTCGTAGTTATAATCATTGTAGTAGACATACAGGCGTTGCTCTGTGCCTGTAGACATCAACTTCTCAGTGTTGTTATTGATCCAGGTTACTAGATCACGGGCTGTACCAATTAGCGGGTTAGTGTTGTGCTTCTGGTAGCCACGCATGTTCTCTGGACGGCCCACACGGAACCGTACCCTATCGCCAGAGTACCAGTTGCCTTCTTCAGCATACTGTGTAGACTCATGATGAAACCCAGGCTTAAAGTCTATAAGCTTGTATGTTGACCCTGTGGAAGCCATGCTACCCTTTACTTACTTTATTTAAAGTCTTGGAGAATGACTGCGTCAATGGCTGTACTGGAACGAACATTGTAGACGATAAGGTCTACCGATCCAATAGATGTTGTAAGAGTCGGGGCTGTACCTGCGGGGAACTTGAATGAGCTACCAAATGAAGCTGTCTTTGATCCAGTTGATACAGCTTGTACAAGATAGATTTGTCCAGTTTGTCCTGGAATACTGTTAGAAGGATTAGTGATGGTCCGTGTTGTACCGGCAGCAGAAGTAATCTGTAAATAAAAGTTATTACCCTGTGACATGTCTGGTACAACACTAGCGGCATCTGTTAATGTAACAATGGTGCCTACAGCTTGCTTGAACCTAGATGTCCCGCTAACCGCGAATGTGTTTCCAAAAGAGACTGCTCCAGAAGCTGATACCGCGCCATTGAGGTTTGTAATGCTAGAGAAAGTGTTAAGACCAGTAAAGCCATTGGTAGCAGACAAAGTAGCGTAAGTAGAAGACAGTCCAAAGGATGCTCCATTGAGTGAATAAACTGACACACCATCGCACACCACAAGGAAGATAGCTCCCTGTGTGGCTGTAATACCTGTACCGCCAATAGTCTTAATCTGTACAGTGGCACTGTTCTGGTAAGTTAGCTTGTTGTTGAACAAGTAACCTTTGGACACTGAGGGCAGCACCAAGTTAAGGGATGCAGAGACTGTACCAGCTAACTCAATGAATGGAGAGCGTGATTGGTCAGTAGAACCATTGTTAGCTGTCAGTGTGACATCAACAGCAGAAAGAGCTACTGTGGTGTAAGCTGCAATAGCTTGGTCAACCAAGTCAATAACGTTCTGGTTAAGGAGGTCACCCCAGGAGTTTGGGTTCTCTCCTGCTGCTTGCTTCTCTAGGCGTATGCGTGTTGAATAGGTACTTGCCATTAAGATTTAGTTCCTTTAATCTGATCTTCGCTTTTACAAGCACCATCTATAAGTTGGGTGTAGGGATTCTGTATAACTTGGTTAGCAAGGTTGTTAGCGTAAGCCACACAAGCTTCTTCTGTTGGGAAGGCACCAATAACTGATTGCTGGAGAAGTCCAGAGTTTAACATCAATATGGTGACGAAGAAGTAAAACACTTACTACTCCTGTGTGGGCCAATCACTAAGTGCACCAGAAGCTAACAATGCCTCAAAGTCTTCAATTGAAGTAGTAGCTGCAATAGCCTCACGCATAAGAACAGACTTTGCTCTAACAGCAGCACGATAAATTGCTATAGCTTCTGAAATAGCTTTTCCAGTGTCTTGCTTACGGATAACAGCCCAGTCAGTTTGAGCCAGTAACGATTGCTGCTGTTGTTTAACTTCGTCAATAAATTGAGAACGTAATCCTTTTTGTACACGATCTGTAGACCCTTCTGGGACAATGCTGTCGTCTAATGCTTTTGGAGTAGATGTGTAGGTGCCATCAGGGTTCTGTCCCCAGTGATACAGGCGGCTATCTGGTTGCTGTGTTTCAATGACTTCAACAAGACCTTTAGCCTGTTTCTCTTCCAAGGTCCACATATGCCAATTGCTTGGATGCTGTATGCCATAGTCGTCAGTCCAAGGTTGGCTATCGTTGATAGTACGACTGCCGTTGTAAATCCATCTTGTCATATTAGAAGTGTATCCCTAGTAAAGCTACGTCAACTACAATTATAGCACCAGTTAAGAACTCTGCATAACAGGTAAGATTAATCTTACTTAACAACATTAGTTATCCAGTCTTTGATACCTAGGACAAACACTGAAAGAACACCCCCAACCATGATGGTAACGAATGCCATAGTAGCACCAGCGCCAACCTTTTCACATCTTGTCCTCATTGATCTAAGAAAGGACATATCGTTCTGTGCTTCTAATGGGTGATCTGGGTTAATTCCCATAGCAATAAGTGTCTGCCTTACTGTTACAGGGACTACTTCTTCTACTACATCTTGGACCATGCGCTTAATCCTTAGATCACGCTGGGTTTCTTCGTCCATGTTAATGTGGTGTTCTTGTGTCATAGTAAAGTGTTACCGTGCCGTAGCAGGGGCAGCACCGCTACCACCACCAAATGGGTTAGAGGCAAAGGCGGCGAAGACGTATGTTCCGCCGCTGCCATTCGTAAGACCATTGCTATCGCGGAACTTAAATCCGTTGGATAAAATGTCATACGTGCCATATAACGAACTTGGGTCTTCGGCAGCCGCTTGTTCCGTATAAAGGCGTTTTGTTGCGACATTGTAGGTATCGCGAGCCGTGTCTTTAATGACCCAACTGTCCGCACTGTCTGATCGTTTTGTCAGCACGAACGCGGGGCGGAACCCGCAATATACAAACGGCCCGTCAGCGGAACCATTGCCGGTGTACGACCCAATCTTTGAGAAGCCAGCGATTTCGGCGAAGCAATAGGCGACGTAGGTTCCACTTCCCGAGTTGACCTGCGGCCACGTACTTGAGCCGACAGAGAATTTTGAACTATCAGGGCTTGCGCTATTCCAGATCGCGCCGGTATCGACCGCCGCCGTTGTGTTCAAGACAACGTAGCTGCCATTGCCGAGTGACGCATGGTAGCCGTGCCAACCTTGTGTGACGCCAGAACGCGCCTTGACGATGATCAGCTTCGGCGCGACGCCAAGCCCATGCCCAATGGTTCCCGCCGTGCCGGTTCCGGTGTAAGTGACAACCGAGAACCCAGCCGTTGTGTTCGCGGAAACGGTTGAAGTGATTGAACCGACGCTATTCGTCACGCCAGCGCCGCCCGCTTTCCATTGCCACGCGGCATAGGTCTTCGCGCTATCGTTGATAGAGTGCGATGTTCCAATATCTGCCCCTAGCGTAAAACCGTCGCTGTCGAAGCTCATCAAACCATCGGTGACGGTTAGCTCCGCGCCGACTGCGTTCGGCCTGACGTACTTGTTGACCCCCCTCAGAACATCAAAAATCAGATTGTCGGTAGCCGCGCTCCGACTTTTTAGCCAAACCATGTCGGGCGTGAAGTCCGCATTACCAGTTTGGTGAACCAATAGTGTCGCGCCCGTGCCGGTGTACAGCGTCGTTTGGAAATGCGCCGACCCGTCTTTGATCGCTGGGGCGGGCAGGTTGCTGGTGCAGGGCAACGAGAAACCCGACGTGACCGGTTGCGCGAACGTCTCGTTGTTGAGCGTGATGGCCTTGCTGTTGTAGCTGTGCGCACCGATGACAAGAGGCGTCGGCGTGAACGTGTAGGCTTGCCCTTGGTCTGTGCCGTTCAGCCGGAAGCGAAGCGTGCCGTTCAGGTTGTCCACTTCAACGGTGATGACGTTGGTTGCCGCCCACGCCGTTCCGTAAGCAGAAGCCGAACCGTTATTGATCTTCTGGCCGTCGCCGCGATAGCACCATTCAGTCGCACCAGCGCCGAAAGCGCCGCCAGCGGTAAGATTAGCGTTCGACGCGAAGATGCCGATGCGCTCACTCGCGCCCGTCCACGTTCCTGCTCCAAGCGTCAATTCAATTGCGGCCTTCATGCCGACCGGGATTTCCTGCGTCAAACACGCGAAGCCAGAATTAACTCCACTAGTAAACGTCGCAACCTTGTTGCCAGCCGTCCACGTCATAGTTCCGGCGTAGCTTGTCGGGACCGGGAAAATCGGGTTCCACGTCGCACGAACATTCGTCGGCGTGTCGGTGACTTGATCCGCGCTAGTAAGCCCGCTGCTTGTGAAAGTGTTGGCATTACCGGATGTGTCAGTCCCTAACGCTGCGCTGTTACCAAACGCTAAGAAGAACCCGTTAGTCCCGTAAGTACCTGCATAGGCTTTAGGCACCCACACTCCGCTTGTGTTTGTCTGGCCGAAGGAGGATGGAGTTAGGGCTTGTCCGTCGATCCATTGAACTTGAGAGACGTAGCCGTCCCAGTAACCAGCAGCAGCCGGTTCCTTTCCAATATAGCAAGAGCCGCCAGAAACATTGAACGGCTGATTGGCGCTGGCAGTTGGGTTTGAGCTTGTCCCAAGTGCTGTAACCCGCGACCCGTTAAGGTACGGAATTACGCGATCACCCGCCGTGCCGTTCGTCGTGTCGAAGGCGACAACAAGGTGGTACCAAGCGGAGGGATCACGGAGAACTTGCGTGAACGACTTCTGCCACACAACGCCGGAATTGTAATAGTATATTTGAAAGATGTTAGATACACCAACATACTCACAAAAAATTAAGTCGTTAGACGTTCCACTTGTTGACCCAAGAGACACAAGTTCTCTAGTTGTGGAGTCAATCTTTCCGATCTTAAACCACAAAGAAAGCGTTGCCGTTGTCCGATTACCGCTTGCCCATGCCCGACTTAAGCCTGGGCTATTTCCTGACACAAACCGTGCGGAATAGGGGATGGTGTAGTCACTTGCATTAGCAGTTGCACCAGCCATAAGCATACTTGAATTAAAGACCATTGGTTATTATTCCTTCTTTTCTTTTTACTTATTGTCTTTAGTCAAGACTGCTTGGATAGCAGACACACCATAGATAACGTAGTCTAAACGATCAATAGCCGCTGATGTAGTGGTTAATGTAGGGGCTGTACCAGAGGGGAACTTCCAATTAGCTCCATAAGACAATGTTCTTGATCCGGTACCATCTTGTACAATAAAGATTGAACCAGATTGCCCAAGACTTAAGTTAGTACCGCTCTCTAAGGTTCTGTTACCACCCAGCTGCACAACAAAGTTTTGACCAGTCTTAAAGTTAACTGCTACAGAAACTGCATCCGTTAAGCTTATCCATGGGGATACAGCAAACACTGCTGAGAAACCTGACACCGATACTACTGCATTAAATACTGCTGAGGTACCAGATACTACCCCAGTGAAAACAGCAGAAGCAGCGGATACAATTGTTGCATCAATAGCACCAGAGAATTTACTGGCTGAGACGATACCAGAGAACACCGCTGAAGTACCACTGACTGGTCCAGACCATGTAGAACCCACTCCAGATACTTGGGAAGTAAAGTTACCTGTGGTACCGCTGACTGCACCAGCAAATGAAGCTGCTGAGACGATACCGGAGAACACTGCCGAAGTACCACTTACAATACCACTTAATGTTAGCCCTGTACCGCTCACCTGAGCAGTAAAGAAGCTTGCGCCAGCACGAATGTTAGCAGCAGATACTACACCACTAAATACCGCTGAAGCACCGCTCACAATACCAGAGAATGACGCCCCCGCACCAGATACCTGACCACTGAACACCCCAGAGGTAGCTGATAGTACACCACTTAGTGTTAACCCGGCAGCACTGACCTGTGAACTAAAGTTGCCTGTAGTACCGCTTATAGCGCCAGCAAAAGATGCTGCGGACACGACGCCAGAGAATACTGCTGAGGTGCCGCTTACTGGACCGCTAAACTCAGCAGCAGCAGCAGATACTTTTACAGTGAAGCCGCCGGTTGCTCCACGAATATCCGTGCTGGACAAGCTAGTCAATGCACCATAGCCGCCACTTACGTTAGTAGCCAGTGCAACGGATGTAATACCAGTTAGATTGGCACCAGAACCACTGAAGGATGTAGCTGATACAACACCAGAGAACGTTCCTGCTGTAGCACTAATAATCTGAAACGTAGCATAGCCGTCAACGTCTAAACCAGTGCTAACAGACACTGTACCGAAAGATGGGTTAACAGCACCACCGCCAAGGTAGTTAAGGGTAGAAGCATCAACAGTAAGGGAGATACCGTTAAGAGCAAAGGTGCCATTGATGTTAACAGTACTTTGTGATAGCTGGAGTGGGGAGTTAGTAGCCTCACCATCTGAGACAGTGCGAAGTGTGCCATCAATACCTGAGTTGGAATTACTTACTTGGAGCAAATCCTTGTAGGTGTTAGCTATCTTTGTACCGGTTAGTGTTGTCATGTTATATACTGTTCCAGTAGCTGTCTGTTAGGTCTTCCCAGTTCTCATTAACTGCTTCCCAGTTCTGATTACGTTCAGTGTTAGCAGGAGGTCTTGGGTCTTTAATAAATTCGTCGTCACAAAGCTTTGGTGTCTTGTTCTGTGGGTGGTTCTTTAAGTCGTATGCCCCATCATAGTCAGTTGGGCACACCAACATACCGTAGCTGTTCTTCTTTAGCTCACGATGTGGGTACACCCAGCCGCATACATCACACTCAGCAATTGCCCGCTTGTTAGAGGCCATTGTAGCCTAAGCCCTGTTGAGTTTAGGAACGATCTTAATGCTTGCCCGCTCCCTATCTTCGTCCATAGCCCGTGCAAGGAGTAGTTCATACTCTTGTTTAAGGGCTGAAATACGTCCACCCTCTACTCCAGGGCGCTTCCAAGCCATCTGATGGGCTAAACCAGCAGTAAATGCCGGTAAAAACCTACGGCTGATGTCTGCATTCTGCCCAGCAGACTTATTTACGTCCTGCATGAACTTAACACGCTCAATTTTAAGAGTATCTGTGCTATTAATAGGGATAGGCCACAGGAATAGTGTTGGATTGTCCTGTTCGCGCCTAATAGCAAACTGAGAAGGGCGTCCAGTTTGGCTTTTACGGGGGATTCGGAGGTATTCCTCCATTGAAATACGTGTTAGTGCAATATCCGTGCCACTTCTGGTTAACACAGCGTCCGTAACATCAACGATATTGGCGTTTAGGTCGTAGGAAGTTACACTTGTGGTCAATGAAACAATGGTTGTGTTGCTTGTCCAGAGGAGAATACCCCTGTTTTGCCAGTCCTGGAGCATCAAATTGATTGATCTACGGGCAGATTTAGGGTCATTACCTAATGTCTGCTCACCACCAATCATCTCAAGGGCTTCTTGAATGACTTCATCTATGTCCAACGCAAAAGAGTATGTACCAGAAGTAGCCATTAGCGTCCTACAATGATAGAGAAATTGTTAATATATTGTACCACGGAATTAAGTATCTCCCTACTTCTTAGGAGAGCCTAAACCTTTAGTACTTTTCTGAGATTTAGGTGGCATCTTCTTTGGCCCAGAAGGACCTGACCAGTACTGCTTGTTAGCCCAGTAAGCTGCGCTAGATGGACCTTTAGCAATGTTAGCACCATGACGGGCTTTAAATGACTTACGTGCTTCAGGAGAGTAGTTATGTCCCATGTTCTGGTCACCGAAGCGGATGATCTTTATGGAGTCACCACTAGCGCCTTTAACAGCAACAACACCCTTCTTAGTCGGGTGAGAAGGAGTGTTCTTTGGTTTGTTTAAACCGGACAAGCCGTTCTTCTTTAGCTTGTTCTTTTGCTGTTCTGTTAAAGCCATACGTCCCTCTCTTACTTCTTTGTAGCTTTTGGCTTCTTCTTGGGTTGTACAGTACCAGCCATCTTCTTTTTCATAGGAGGACGGCTGATCTGCGTACTTGTGTTGGACCTACTGATTGGCATTACTTTTTACGTACTGCTCCGAAGCCCCTCATGGCAGCGCCACAACCTAAGCCGCCACCCTTTGCTTTGTTGATAACAGTGCCATCATCCTTGTCGTTTAGACCCAACTTATCACGAACAGTATTCCGTGTGTCGTCAAGCCATTTAGCAATAGTTCCCATACCTTTCTGAGCATTAGGCCCACGCTCTTCTTTTTCTATAGACTCCCTAGCAATCTTCTTGCTTTCATCTATATATCTTTGAACTCCCGTGTGATCGTTTTGGTATTTGTCAGCCATAATTATTTCCTCCTCACTGCACCGTAGCCACGTAAAGCTTTACCCACACCTAGACCACCACCACCTGAACGACGGAGCGTGCCGCCACTCTTCTTGTTTAGGTCTGCTTTTAACTGATCCAGGTCTTCTCCTGATAAGTCAATAGGAGTACTGCCCTTCTCTTTCTTTTCCTTTTTATCCTTCTTGTCTGAATCGTTACGTAGAGCGTGCCCTGATGCTGCGCTACCAATAGCGGCGTAAGGTGCTGCCTCTGCTGCTGACTCACGTGCTGCTACACCTTCAGCTTGTTCCGCTCTAGATGTAAACGTAACGCCCCTACCACGGCCTACAGGAGCAGGGTACTGCGCTAAGCTGCTCCCTCTTCCAACCCGCCGTGTAGTTCCTTTTGCTTCTTCAATAGCAGCACGTGCTGATGCTTGAATTTTAGGAGTTGCACCGTGTACGGCGCGAAGCCCTGTTGATACAGCTTGTTTACCAACTAACAAAGCCTTACCTATGGGTAGAAGAGCAGCTACGTTATCTTGGACTGCCTTACCAGTCTCCGTGTCTGAGTTATCATCAAACTCTTTACGACGTTCCTCTAGATCGTCACGGACTTTTGCAGTACGATTGCGGGATGGTTTAACGTCTAGAATAGAGTCTGTAATTCTCTCAGCCATAATTATTTCTTCCTTACTGCGCCCCAGCCCCGAAGAGCTTGACCAACACCAAGACCACCACCACCTGAACGACGAAGTGATCCACCTTTCTTGTAACCATCCTGAGACACTTCCGGCTTCTTCTTTAGAGTTAAAGACTTTCCAGCATAAATCTTATTGGCGTCTTTAATGTACGGGTTAGCATCCATGAGGTCTTTAACAGTAGTTCCATGACGTTTGGCAATAGCTGAAAGAGTATCACCTTTATTAATTTTCATTAATGTCATAGACACTGACGGACCCATACCTTCGTCTGTTGATTTCTCACGGCTAGAAGAAGACGCTGTTGAAGTATCCTCCTTAGGACTTGTCATAGACACTGACGGACCCATACCTTCGTCTGTTGATTTCTCACGGCTAGAAGAAGACGCTGTTGAAGTATCCTCCTTAGGAGACGTATACTCATTACCTACCTTAGAATCAACAATATCTACAGTGTTAATAGCACTACCAGTACGTGTTGCCAGACGTTTAGCGGCTGTATTACGTGTAGCTTGTGGGAGAGTATTAACGTTTGTTGATTTCTCACGGCTAGAAGAAGACGCTGTTGAAGTATTTTCCTTAGGAGACGTATACTTATTACGTGTTGCCAGACGTTCAGCGGCTGTATTACGTGTAGCTTGTGGGCGAGTATCAGTGTCAGCCATTAGTGCTTCTCCGCGCCGAAGCCACGTTGAGTAGCGCCACGGCTACCAACCTTACCACCAGAAGCCCGCTTTTCTGCTCCCATACCCTTCTTAGCGGCTCCTATGGACATCTTGCCGCCGCCCTTACGCATCATCATGGCAGCTTGACCAGCTTTATCCATTGATTTGTCCTGAGGTGAAGACTCCCAAGCCTTCTTTGACATACCTGTTTTCTTAGCCATCATAGCATCCATTTTCATGTCTTTCTTGGAGCCTTCATATTTCATTGGTGCTTTAGCCATAGTAATGTGTATCCTTCTTAGGTGTTAATGGGTGTATATTTAGTTCTGTTGTCCAACAATGGTAGTATCACCACCAGCAGGGCTTGCAGGGGCTTGCATATCGTCCCTACGGCTTCTACGGGCTTGGTTACGCTGTAGTTCTAGGAGGCCACCATACTTCTGTTCGTAAAGACTAGCTAGTTGGAAGTCTTTCTGGAACAGAGCAGCTTCAATCATGCAGCCGTAGAACAGGAGATCGTAACAGAGGTCAGTAAAGTAGTTTGTCTCTGATACAGAACTTAAGGTAGTAGGTCTGGAAACATGGACAACACGCCCATTATAGGTAGCATCTGGTGTTGGAGCAATAAGGATAGTGGTGCTATCGCGCTTAGCATAATACTTGGGTTGCCCAACAGACGCACTAACTGGCCAATAATCATTGATAAACTCATCTGTCCTTAACAGCATGTTAACTTTAGAACCACTGGCTTCAATTAGGAAGTTCTTGACTACACGGGTTCCGGTTGGGAGCGTCATTAGGTTGTTGTTGATTGATACAGCCACTGAGGTGTACGTTACCAAACCGTAGTCGTCTAGGTCTTTAACTAGACGCTCTTCAGCCCTGTTAACCATATTGGGGACATAGCTAAGGAACTCTGTGCTGGTGTTCTCAGTCGCAGCTATCAGGTCGTCAACTAGGCCACTGTAATTAGCCATAGAAGACGGCTACAGTCGCTGCTGATGTTGGGGCAGATACCTTTACAATACCATCCATACGGACACCTAAGGTGCCCCCAAAGTCCAAGTACTGCTGGTCAATGGCTGTAGTCAGGACGAACTTAATGTTGCTACCCTTAGTTCCGTAAGGGCCAACTGAAGTACCTGTAATAAGGAATGTACCGATACCAGATGCTGCAATAGCGTGTACACGGGTATTCTCAACAGTGACGTTAGATGTCACATCTAAGACAGCGCCGCTGCCTGTAACGAATCCTTGTCGGAGGGTAGTCTGTGTCATTTCAAAGGGTAATCCTTTAGGTGAGTGATGCCTTGATGTTAATTATACATGAAATAGAAGGGGCTGGCAAATGAAGTGTATCCCCCACTTAAACCAGCCCCTAATACTCTTATCTTCTAGGCGTTAGAAGAGTTATGCGCCTGAAGAACCGAAGAACCCACGCCAGTCAGACCAGCCAAAGGCATAACGTTCGCGTGACTTGAAGCGAAGGTTACCTGTGTCAAAGTCTGGCTCCATCTTGGTTTGGAGAGGTGCGCGAACAAACATCTTTGCACCGTTGGGGCAGTCGGTTTTAATGAACCAAGCATTAGTGTCAGTGAAGCGACGGTTAACATTGAACCCACCAGGAACCAAACCTTGGTTCTTAATTGGGTTTAGGTTGTTAAGGTTGCTGACACCAGTTGCACCTGAGTAGATAGCAGCCGTCTGAAGCTTCGTGCTGAGTGAAGAGTGTAGTACTTCGTCAGCAACGAATGCTAGATCAGGAGGAACGTGGATTGAATCAGCTTGTAGGCCGATAAGAATACCACGATCATCTACCATACGTGCAATAGCGATCAAACCAGTCTCAAGGGCTGCTTCTGAGAAGTCAGTTGCGCCTAGTGTGTTGGACAAGTTACCAGCACCTACAGTGGGGTGAGATGCACTGAATAGTGCAGCACCGTCACCACCAAGATAGCTAGTGCTGAAGCCGTTGTTGAAAACGTCAGCAGCTTTAACTTGCTTGGTGTTTGCCATTGCACGGGCAAGACCTTTTGCACGTAGTTTAGCAAATGTGTCGTAGAGGTTGTCTTCCATTGACTCTTCAGTGATGGCAAACGCAAGAGCTACCGTTTCCATTGTGTAACGGGCGGTGTAGCCTTCTGATGCGTCATCATACTGAACGGCAGCGCCTTCAGTCTTTGTGGGGGCTGTACCAAAGCCGGTGAATAGAACCTCTTCCTCAAATGCGCGGTCTGAGTTTTCAACTGCGTAAAGAGCAAGATGTTCGTCGTCAACGCTACCATACTCAACACCGAAGATGGCATTAAGACCTGGGAGCAGTTCTTTGGCAATAGCAGAACGATTAATAGCCATGATTTATGTCTCCCCTTAGTTAATGGAAACGTTAAGAGCGGATACGCTAGTAACAACACTGTAGGTTGAGCTACCGTCTTGGATCAAGCGTACTTCTAGGTATGGATAAGCCATTGTTGCACCAACGTCAACACTATTACCTGGGATACGGTATGCGTCAATTGGACGTACCATTCCTGGGGTAGTTTTGCGTGTTGATGCTTTAATGCCAAACCCTGAGTTTCCTGTGAGGGTTGAACCCGCACCTAGAGTAACATCAAAGTTCTGGCTGTTCAAGTCACCAACTGATACTGAAGCATCAGCCTGTACAATGAAGGTAGCCATTGGATCGTCAACGACCATTGCCCATGCTTCTGTTACGGAAGTACCTGAAGGCCAATACTTGGACCATACTGGCTTCCCGTCAGCTACATAACGGCAACCGACAAATACACCGGCAGTCATGTCGGTGATAGCAGAAATAACCTGTACATAACCATTCACGTTACGGACTAGATCGCCGTAGAAAATATTAGCAGCGTAGCCTGTAGACACACGGTACTCAGTTGCACCGCCTGAATTTGGACCACTACCACGAATACGTGAAGGCTTGAAACCATTAAGTGCTTTTGTTGCAGACATAGTTTACAATTCCTTTCGTTCAGTTTGATATTGTTATAATAAGCTAAACAAGCTAAGGGGATAGGTACACACCTTAACACTATTTATCATTTACTTTTAAGTCAGCTTATTGTGGTTGGAACTGGAAGGAACTGAAGTAATAGGGTGTTTAATCCTGAAACTTAGGTTGCTTCCCACGGCTAACTTTTGTCTGAGAGGTGTTGGTAATGGGCATACGTGAATCATTGCTTCCCATAAGCTGTTGGTTCACTGCACGGACCATATCGCGGCTCCGGTTCTCATAGAACTCTTGACGGGAGATTGCCCTTTCCAGAGGCATCTTTGCTAGTGCTAGATCACCACGGCAGATCGCGCCAGCGTACCGTCCTTCCCCCCTCACGTTGGAGGAACCAAGCATTTCGGGAACTTCTTCAGGGGTTACAAACTCCCACCCATCTGATTGACGCTTGCCTACATTCTTGTAGTCATCCACGCCTTTAAGTAGAACACGAATCCACCGGAGAGCTAAGCCGCTGTCGTTAAACCGTTGTGTCACCCGCTCTGGGATTTCCAACCAGTTAGTCTCTGTGAACGTGTTACTCTGTGAAGCTCTAGTGCTATCGTTACGTGATTCATTACGTGTGGTCATGATATTTAGTGTCCTTTTAGTGTACTATCCAAGCGCGTTTAGTTTACCATCTTAAAACTTAAGAGACTGTGGTGTACTCACCGTCAGCCTGTTCAACCTTAAGTTTCTCAGCAGCAAACTGCTCTAACGGTATGCCCCATTTCTGAGCAAGCTTGACATCCTCTTGGGTGAGTTTGATCTTCTTGCTGTTAGATGAGGTTTTAGGAGTGCGTGACGCCCCTGCTACCGTCTGTTGTGGCTGTTGTCTGTACTGAGGTTTAGCAGCTACCACGGGCTGCTCCTTCTCTACCTCAGCTTGTGCAAACTTGTGAGGAAACTGTTTTGCCAACCGGCTATCAATCTCTTCGTAGAACTCGTCGTCTGTTGGATCGTAGCCTTCAGACTTTAATTCGTTGTCAATTGCCAGGGCTGCGTTCGTTAGAACATTGTCCTGACCAAACCAATCATTCTTTGTAGCCCAGTTTACAGCCTTTGGGTCGTACTGGGGTTCTTGCTGTTTAGTCTGTTGCTGCTTAGCGTAAGACTGTTTAGCTTGCTCAACCTGCTGGTTGTACTTCTCCCAGGCTTCCTTCTGCTGGCGAATAACGATTGATTCCGCGTAGCTCTTTGACATTTCCTCCTGGGCTTCTAGGAGCTTATCTGCGTCACCACTCTCTGCGGCTTGCTTAAAGCTGCTCTTAGCTGCCTTGATACGGAGGTTTAACTGCTCTTCAGTAGTATCAATGTTAGACTTTAAACTAGATGATAGATTCTGATCTTTAGCTTTAACTTGGTTCTCTAGTTCTTCTACTTTAGACCGTAAGGCGGCTGCTTCGTCTTCCTTGTCCTTACGTTGCTTAATTAACTGCCGGATACGCTTCTGAGCGCCCCGTGTTTCAATACCTTCTAGCTCTTCAGGCTGTTTCTCTTCCTGTTGGTGCTGCTGTGGCTTCTCTACTACACGTTCTACAGTTACATCTTTACTTAGCTGTACCTCTTCCTTTTCTTTAGGTTGGGGAGCATCTTCAATCTCAAACTCTACTGTCTCCTGGGCTTCGCCCTTAGCTGGTTCAATAGTTGACCAGTTATTGTCATCTTTTGCCATTGTTGTGTTGTTCCTTTTTACTTCCCACTGGGCCACGTGTTTCCAATGAATAACGTGAAAGATTAACTAATTATAATAATATAGCACAAGTAATAGTACTAAGCAAATACTACCATCTAGTTAGACAAGTTGTAGGTAGTATCTAGATATGCTGGATCACCCACTTTCATTATGATTTGATCATCAAAGATTAAAAGAAGCTTGGCCCCTTTATAGACAAACTTTTGACCAACAAGCTTGCCATAACACACAAAGTCGTCAATCTTACACCAAGGACCATGAGGGAACTTCTCTTTGTCCAGGTAGGCTGAGTCACCAATCTTTAAGACCTTACCAATGGTGGTTAGATAAGAGATGTCGTCCTTGACACGATCAGGTAGGATAATACCGCCTTTAGTCTTTGGACGAATGCTTGTTGGTTGGACTAAGACATGAAACCCTGGAAGATCAGGAAGCTCACTAGGTTTGAACCGTGGAGCGGAGTCGTCAATCCAATCTGAATTATCTACTGCTTTACCCATTGCTACAGCTTGCATAGTTTGCTAGTTCCTCTTTTATTGTTGTTATTCTTTGTCTACATCGTCTTCGTGTAGCCGTTGCTTAATTATATGCTTCATGGTGTGGATAGACAAGGTTAAGCCCTCAATCTTACCAACCTGTTGCCGGTACTCTTCAATCGTTGAAGCTGATCCATTAGCCAAACTACTACTAATGTTGTGTATCTCTTTCTGGATAGCTTTCTCTACTTCGTCCCATATCAACATAAGTGTTTTTACTCTTGCACTGGCCCCTTAGGCATCTTAGCAGAAGCTAGAGCATGTTTGTTACCCTCTTGAGCAAACTTGGTAACCATGTCAGCAGCTTTCATTTGCTTCTGGTGGCTACTGATTTCCTTTGTCTCTAGCAAGCCCATGATTGCGTCCAAGGCAGCAATAGCTTTCTTGGTGTCCCGGTTAGCTTCGTCGTTCTGTGCTTTAGTTGAAATCTCAATGCCAGAAGTCATGGAGTCTGCACGAAGCTGGGCTGTCCTGATGTCAAGCTCACGGTTCTTCATGGCAGCATCAACTGCGTTCTTAGCAATGAGAGCCTGTGTCTTGGCTTGTTCAATCCGTAGGCGCTGTGCTTCAAGCTGCACCATCTGTGCCTCTGGTGTCATTGCCCCCTTACCGGCAGCGATCTGTGCGTTAGCCTGTGCAACCTGCTGTGCCGCCATTGCAAGCACCATCTCAATGGTACCCTTATCTGGTGGCTGCATAGCGACACCCTGCTGTTCGTCCATAGCTTGTTTGGCTTGAATCATCTGCTGAGCAACACCATTCACCTGCTCTTGGTACTTCATAACCAAATGCTCCTGCATGTTGGCTTCAAGCACTGGAGCGATGCGTTGCATCATGGGGTTGGCACCGTTAGCAGGATCAGACATGAAGGCCGTCTTAGCCTGTATATGGGCGTCGTGGTTCTGACCAACGAATGCCTTGATTGGAAGACCCTTACTTGCAGCGGCAATATCAGAGATTGGGTCAAGCGGGACCACCTCTGGTTTGCGGGGCATGATAAGGTCTAAGTTCGGGATGTTTGCGGACATGAGAATGGTACGGTTCAACTCTTCCACGTTGAACATACCTGGAGGACTTGTCTGTGCTAACTGTAGTGCCATCTGAGCCATCATCATGCGGTGAGCATTGGATGGGATGTTAGGATCAGATACTGGAATGATGTCAATGCTGCCATCAAAGTCTTCACGGCGGATAATGAGTGAAGAGCCTGGAATGTCACAGCAGCTTTCGTCTGGTAGGTTCTCAAAGTTGATACGACGAAGGAGCTTAAACTCTTCCTTCTGTGCATGGTGCAGACGCTTGTGAATAGCAGAGAAGAATTTACTAGATGCTTCCAGGAGAGCCATAGTGGTACCAACTGGACCGTAGTTGGCTGCATCAGCAATGACCTGCTCGGTGCTGTCAGCAAAGTGCTGGGCAGTATCACGAATGAACCCAAGCATCTGGAACAGTGTCTGTGATGGCTCCTTGTACGGAAGGGGGATAATCATCTTGGACAGGTCGTTACCTACAGCCTCAACTTCCTTCCACTCTCCTGGGGCAATGGGATCATTGTCCCCAACGATGCGAACACCTTTGGCCTTAAAGCCACCTGGGAGGTTGGCAAACTGTCCAGCGTCAACCAAGCTACGCATAGCTGCTGTGGCTGTCATGGTGAGGTTACCAAGGAAGTGGATAAGACCTAAGCCATAGAAGCCGAAGCCTGGGACAAAGCGGTAGTGAGTGAAGAAGATTTTCTTCTCACGGCGTTTGTCCTCTTTGTCGTAGTTACGGCGGATAGAGAGAATCTTCCTGGACTTCTCTTCCAATGTAACAATGTAAGGAAGGGACAGACCACTATCGTCACTGAAACGTTCTGGGAGGTCTAGGTAGCAATGCTGCTCTAGAAGAACGTACTGGGGGTCTTGTTGAGAAGACTGTGATAGCCCAGAAATAGAGTCGATCTTCTGGCCCAAGCTTGTGATGGTTGGGACACCTGCGTCTGGAAGATCATCTGCAACGTACATTCCCGCAGCAATGTCACGCTGGAGTTCATTAGGACTTCTATAAATCAAGTGAGTGTAGCGGTCTGCCCGACGCAGGTCAGTGGCGTAATAAGAAATATAGAACTGGTCGATAGGCACAAACTCTGCTACTGGACGATTAAGACCAGCATCAAAGTAAATCTTCTTAAAGGCTGAGCCAATAAGAGGTAGGTGGAACAACATACGTTCCATTTCGTCAAAGTATTCAGGGATCAAATCAGTTAACTGATAGTTCATGAACTCTTTGACACGGTTACCCTGCTGCATACGCTCAGCAGTTACATTCCCAATTAGCTGGGTCTTAACTGGTCCAGCAGGTGGGAATAGTTCTTGAATAGCTTTAGACTGGAACTTTACGGCAGACTCAATAAGGATTGGGTGGACTGCTGTACAGGCACCCTCAAATGGCTCAGATGCTTCTTTGAGCTTAAGACCTAAGAGGTCAAAGCCTCTCTCAAACATGGACTCCCACTCACTACGGGAGTCTTTGTCTGCTGTGAAGTTGTCGTAGACTTGGGATGCAATACTAGATAAATCCTTGTCATCCAGGTCTTCCACTAAGTTGCGGTAGAACTCTTCCTCTGTCTCTTTGATCTGAGTTTTGTCCCTGTCGTCTTCTGGTGGGATAAACTCTACGATGATGCTACCGTCTGCTGGATCGTACTCCATTGAAGTCTCTTGACCAGTCTCTTCGTCCATGACTGGTTCTTCAGGCATCATAATGTTTATCTGAGCAGGATTGATCTTATCAAATGGATTGCGTTCAACAGCCATTAAGTGCGCCTTGTATATTTCTGAATTGGTTAAGGTTAAATATTAGCATTAAACGTGCCAATACGCAATTCGCTTACTGCGCTTACTCTCTTTGTCTTCGTCCCAGTTAGGGTCTTCCTTGTGGACAAGACGCCAGCTTTCCCTTACGTAGTGGATAGCCATAGTGGTTGTGTCTACTTGGTCATCGTGTGGGGCGTAAGGGAAGGTAATCAATTCGTCGTGTAGCTCTTCAGCCCACTGCTTCCCTCTTGGTAGCCACACTTTCCCAGACTCAAACATTGGAGTAGAGGCGTACACCCTGCTTACCTTGTCCCTATCTGGATTGTATTCCATGACTGGTAAGCCAGCCCTTCGCATGTCCTGGATAAGGGACTGACCACTGGCCTTCTTCTCTACGATGCAGATATCCGGCCTGTGCTTCTTGTACTGCTCCTGAGCTATACGCCTAAGCTCTGGGTATTCGTATCGCCCACGTACACTACCCAAGAGGATCAGATGGCTGCTGAAAGTCTCCGCGCCACCCTCATGGGTGTCCTTGTAGGTAAAGATACCCCATGTCTGAACAACCGAGAAGTCCGCAGTAGTCTTAGTGGAGAAGGCTGTATCGTAGGTCTGGATAATGAAATCACAGCTTGGAGGTTCGTCGTAGTCCCACCACTTGATCCAGGACTTCTTAATCAAGCCACCTTCGTCTGGGGTGGGATTCTGCATGTACAGAGACTCCCAGTACTTCCCACCGTTAGTGGAACGTATTTCCAGTTCGTCCAGCTTCAGGACAGCATCAGACTTCCATTCCGGGAAGTAGCTGGTACCCTGTTCCAAGCCCAACAGAGCAGCGGCTTTCTCATCCAGCCAAGCTGGGATGCTGATAACGTGCCACCTGTCAGACTTCCTTAAGTCCATCTTGGATTCTTGCTTCAGTAACCAACCACATAGATCGTCATAATGATAACGAGTGTTAATAATAATGATAGCGCCGTTAGGCATGAGTCGGGTTCTAAGTCCACTTGGCCACCACTCCTTGATATACTTTCTTCCAGTAGGGCTGATAGCGTCTTCTTCAGACATTGCATCGTCCAAGATAGCGATGTGGGCACCACGCCCTGCGATCTGCGACCTAACACCAGCGGCATAGTATGACCCCTGCTTGTTGGTCTTCCATTTCCCTGCTGCCCTAACGTCCTGCCTTAGGAGGACACCAGGGAACATTCCTTGGTATTCGTCCATTGATACAATATCACGAACTGAGCGTCCAAAGTCTGACGCTAGTTGGTCACTGTGGGAGATGGACATGATTTCTTGGGTTGGGTGTTTCCCAATGTACCAAGCAGGGAACAGCTTACTGCCGATAACTGACTTGCTACTACGGGGAGGTAGGAACACCATCAGCCGTTTAATCTCTCCAGACTCTACCTTCTGGAACTTGTCAGCAATGTATTCAATGTGCTTACCCATCTTGAAGTCGGAGACTAGAGTGGGGGCTACTTTACGTATGAAGGTTAGGAAGTCAGTGTTGGCACTCTGTGCTACAAGCTCTCTTAGGTTCTTTCTCAAGGACAAGAGGATGTTGACGGTGATGTCCTCTTCAAGGGGGACACTAAGCTGACGACTGCTTCTAATTGTTGGGTTAACCAATCTGTTATTCTCTTTTTAATAGTACCGCTTCCGAGACTAAGTATATCACACCAACCACCCCTAAAGAAGGGACACAACAGAAAAGTAAGTGGGGACACCTGAAGAGCCTCTTGTGTAGCTTTTCAAAATGTGATAGGCTAGGCATATCTCCTATAGGGACTATATAGAGACTCTATAAAGACCCTATAGAGGTCTATAAAGAAGATAGTATAGAAGATAGTATAATAGTAAGTTTAGAAGATAGTATAATAGATAGTACTATAGTCTATATAGGGGCTATATAAAGACTATATAGGGGTACGTGAAGTGTTAACAGTCTGGACCCTATATAGCCCCTGGTGAGTAAACACCCTTCACCCCCCTCTTCTGTATGGACCCCTATAGCAGTCTCTATTGGGGTACGCGAAGAGTTATTAAGAACTGTTCTTAAAGAGGGGACATTGGTTAGTCATTGATGAGGTACCCCTACTACTTTTAGTTTATATTGTGGGGGTGGGTGTACACGTATTTAAACATAAGGGGGTACTTTCCAGGGATGGATGAGGTACCCCCTTTTATTTTTGGTCTACTTGTGTCAGGGGCATATATATATCGCGCGCGCACGGGCATATTTTTTCCCATGGGGTGGGCAATATCCCAACATATCTTGGGCAGCAGACTTGGGCAATGTCCCAACATATCTTGGGCAATGTCCCACAGTGGGCAGCATCCCACCTTGGGCAAT